AAGGGGAAGTTTTCACGCTTCCCCTTTTTGCATAAATAAGTATAATATAATAAGAATATGGGTAGACCAGTTAATAAGAAGCATTTTGGGATCGTTAGTGGTTCAGACAACAATTTTGTTGTTACTGTGAAAGTGGGTACAAACGCAGTTTCGGCAGTTGGAATCATTAAAAGACAGCGTGGATCTAATAAATTTATGGTAGATGATGCTAATGATGATTCCGGAAATGAAGGAGTATGTAGGTTAGTTGATAAAGACATTAATAGTTTAAATGATAATGAAATGTCTTTAACAGGTTACATAGGCGGAGCTGGTGACGGAGTTAGACTTAGAAAAGTGTTTAATAAAACCGCAATTGACTTTTCTGGAGTCCGTTATAAGTGGTCAGTTACAGATGACTCAACTTCTAGCCAAATGGTTTTAACTGCGGTATAGGGATTTATAAATGTCAAGATTTGTTACAGTACCAAATGGTGATTATAAAGTAAAAGTTCAATCTGGTGGAGAAATAAAACTAGACACTGGAGTTGGTGTAGGTAATACTAGAGTAACAGGAAATTTAATTGTTGAAGGAACTCAAACTCAAGTAACATCAAATGAACTAACTGTTAAAGATAATATTATAGAAGTTAATAGTGGTGAAAATGGTGTAGGTGTAACACTTAATCAAGCTGGAGTCAGAGTAGACAGAGGAAGTTTAGTTGACGTTCAAATGTTATTTGACGAACAACTTCAATGGAATGATCCAGATTCTCAAACAACTAGAAGCGGTGCCTTTACATTTGTAGATGTAAATGGTGCATTATTAGGTTTAAAAACTAATAGTATTAGTACTGGTGGAGCACTTTATTTCCAACCAGGAGGTTCTGGTTCTTTAAGAATAATAAAAACAAGTTATGAAACTTACGTAACAGACGATAATGATATTCCTAATAAAAAATATGTTGATACTGAAATAGTTACTCAAATTAATTCTTTAGCACCTGTGTTTATTGGACATAGTGATACAGAAGTAAGAGTAGCAGATTCTACAGGTGGAGCAAATCCAGTTAGTCAAATTACAATGTCAGTTGATGGTGTTGTAAAAGCTAAAATGAATGGTAATTCATTTGAAATGTATAACACTACTGTTGATATTGGTCAAATTAGAATTGAAGATAACATCATATCAAATACTGTAAGTAATGGTGATTTAAAACTAGAAGCACCTGGTACAGGAGCAGTAAAAGTTACTGATTCATTTGTAATTAAGCAAACACCAGGCACTTTAGACCCCGCTACAGACCCAGCAGTTGATACAGAAGGTGTTAAACTATATTCAAAAGTTCCAGCAGGAGGCGATACTGGGCTTTATTATGTAAATACAAATGATGCTTATGGAGAAATGATCAGTAAAAATAGATCAATGGTCCTAAGTATGGTGTTATAAGGATAAAAAATGGCTATTACAAATCACGAAATTACATCAGGGCAAACAGTAGATGTGTTACTTACACCAGCAGGTAAAAATTATGCAGTAACAGGTTTATTATTATGTAATACTGCGGCAGTAAATCCGGCAGGAGGAAATGATAGTTCATTTACAATATATGCTGTAGCAAATGGTGAAACACCAGGTAATAAAAATATTATAGTTAACTCAGTAACACTTCCAGGTGCAGAGACCTTTACATTAGACACAGAAAAATTGATTTTAGCCGCAGGCGATAAAATTAGAATATCAATAGGTGGTGCATCTAATGTTGCTTCGGTTGTAAGCTATCTGGAGGTATAATGAAATTTCTAAAAAGACACTCCTCAAATAAAAGAATGATTAACGGTAAAGGCGTAATCTACGATCAATATGAAAATATTAATATTGAATCTGTAGGTTCAATGCAAGTTCCTAAAGGAACAACTGCACAAAGACCCGGTTTACCTGTAGTTGGTCAACTCAGATATAACACAACAACTAAAAACTTTGAAGTTTATGAAGACGTATCCGGTGGTGGTACTATGTGGAAATCATTTAGATTAAGTGAACCATTTGGTGTAACTATGCAATCATTAGGAAATGGAAATGATACAGAAATAAACTTTGGTGTATTAGATTCAAATGATGGCGGTATGAAACAAGAACCATCTACACCTCAAGCAGTATTAGTAATGATAGAAAACGTTTTACAAATTCCAAATACAAATTATACACTTATACAAAATCCTTGTAGTGTTAATAGTACGCAAGTAGCTGTAGTACAAAATTATAATGCTACTGGCGTTGGAGCATTCCAAAGTAAAGATTTAGCTTTTGTTGATTGGATAGATAAAGGTTATCATATAGGTCAACAAATTGTAGTAACAGGATCAGCTAATAACAACGGAACATATACAGTTACAGCAGTTACACAAACATATCTAAGTGCTAATCAATTACTTATTAATGAAACTAACGTAGGAAATGCTCAAATTTTTATGGATGGAAAAAGTACTTTAACAACTAATTCATATCCTGCAGGGTATTATCTTGCATTTGGTACACCTGTACCTACTGGAAAACCAGTAACAGTTATTCATAATTTAGACAAATAAATTATTCCCCAAAATACCATAAATACGTAAAAGGAGTACTATGCCAACAGGTACAACAAATTTAGGTAGAATATCAGGACCATTACTTAAAGAAAATCTGACAAGAACTAATGATTTAGCTTTTGAAACAGATTTGCTTTATATTGGGCATACTAATAATAAAATAGGTATTAGAACAGATGCTCCTTCTAAAGAATTAACTGTAACAGGAACAACAAAAATCCCTTCAGAATTAACTGTAACAACTGGTGCTCATATTGGAAATATGCTATGGGACCAAGATGGTATTAGATCTTTAGTAGGTCCTATAACAATATCTACTGGAGCAGGCGGAGCCTTAACTTATAAAGAATTAAGAACAGAACATCTTTACTTCACAAATAGTACTATAGGTGCTTATAATACAAATTCAAACATTGGCATTTATCCAGGTCCTGGTACTGGAAAATTTATAATTCCTAGTGATTTAAAATCTTACGGAAGTATTCATTCCACAGCAGATATTACATTCGATGGTAGTGTTTTTATAGGTGGAGATTCAGATGAAGACACTATTAAATTTGAAGGTGACATAACTTCAAACTTAATGCCAGATCAATCAGTAACATACGACGTAGGTGCAAATGCGAAAAGATGGGGATACTTCCACGTAAAAAGTATGCCTGACTTGAATAATATTACTATTGATAATTTTATAAGTTTAAATGGAGTTGCTGTTAACTTAGGTATAACAAATAAATGGTATGTAACTACAGATGGTACTAATGCATTATCAGGTACTCACCCTAACTTTGCATTTGGAACTATTAAACATACATTACAAACTATTGAAGAAAGTACAGCAGGACCACACGAAGTTCACGTTTTTCCAGGAACATATGAAGAGGACTTTCCATTAGAAATTCCTGAAAATGTTACTATAAAAGGTGTAGGCCAAGGAGCTGTTATTATAAAACCAACAAATGGAACACTAGGACAATTTGCATTTTTATTAAACGATAGTTGTTCTTTACAAAATGTTACTATTACTGGAAATTGTAGTGGTTTTAAATTTGCCAATAATGCTCTTATTGTAAACAAATCCCCTTATCTAGCAGATATTAAATTAAAATTAGAAGATAGTACTGCTTACGGTTTTTCTCTTAACGGAAATGTTACCGATACAAACAGTGAAGATGGTATAATACTTAAAAATGTATCTATAAAATTAGATGATTCTAATTCAGTAGGAATTTATACTACTGGTACTGGCGTAAAAGTAGAAGCAATAGAATGTATTATAGAAGGACCAGCTGATAAAGGAGTTTCTAATACAGGTGGAGAAATAAAAATACAAGGATCTATTTTCCGTAATTTAACTACAGCAATTAATGGAAATGGAGTTTCTGTAACTAATGCAATAGGTTGTGCATTTGATAAAGTAACTCAAAATGTAGTTGAAATTAATAATGCTAAAGTTTATACAAATTCATTTGATGAAAAAAATAATTTTGAAGTAGGTGATTTAACAGGAACAAATTATCATTTTGGAATGAGTGATAAACAATTTGATTTTAAATCTAATTCAATAACTTTAACAGATTCACAAATTAATTTTATAGGTGGGGAACATACACATATTGACGGTAATGAATTAACTGTAGGTGATTATACCATAACTGATAGTACATTAAAATCTCATACAGGTGATATTAATGTTAAATCTACTGGAACAATTAATTTTAATACTGATACTAAAATTTTAAACAATAACAGTATAACAATATCAGGTGATGGAACTATAGCTGGTTCATTAATTAATTTAGGTGATCAACCTACAGACGTTGTAGACTTTAATATGGATATGACACAAGATTTATTACCATCTGACAATACAATACGAAATTTAGGTTCCGCAAGTAAGCAATGGTATAAATCTACTTTTTCTACAGTAGATTTTGGTAACCTTGTAGTTCATAATAATACTATGAGAACAACAGAATCTAATGCTGACTTAGAATTAAAAGGCAGTGGAACTGGTAATGTTGTTACTGAAGAATTATCATTTGGCACAGGAATTTCTTCTGCAAATGATATAGTTTTTGATACAGGAGCATCAACACTTACAGTTAATAGTACAACAGCATTAAACGTTCCTGTAGGAACAACTGCACAAAGTCCTACACAAGATAGAGGAATAAGATTTGACACTACTAGTACATTATTTGAAGGATTTCATAGTGGAGCAATTCCTTTAGGTGGTGTAATAGATGCTGATTTAGATACTAAAATAGATATAACAAGTAATCAATTTACATTTAATATTGCTGGTTCTAGTGTGGGTACTTTAGATACAACAGCACTAACACTTAATAGATTTGGAAGTCAAGATCAGGTTAATATAGACGGTAATACTATAACTGTACCAGACGATGCCACAAATGCTCAAGCAGGTTTAGAAGCTAATGGTACTGGTAAAGTAATATTAGACACATCTAATTTTACTATATCTGGGGGTGAACTTCTTAATAGTGAAAGTGAAAGCGACACAGTTTTTACAGGTACAGGTGCAAAAGTAGATAGATTTATTAAAATAGATGCTCCTGCTATAAAACTTCCATCAGGTTCTTCAGTAGATCAACAAACAAAAGCCAACATGAAACAGGGCGAATTGTTCTGGAATACCGATGTTGCTATACTTCAAGTATGGACTGGAACTGAATGGAGATCTGCTACAGGACAAGCAGAAACAAGTATAACTATTGAAGATTTGGAAGCCATTAACTTAACATATAACTTAATAATTAATTAAGCTATTATTCTAGCATACTACAACATAAATCCAAAACCAATATAAATACTAATAATGTTTAAATCAGACCTTGTTTTAGACAGGACAAACTGTGGTTCAACCCGCAAGGTAATGTGGTTGGTGGGACAAGATCCCCGTGCTAAAGGAGATAGAGAATGGCCGTAGGTCGAATTTCAGGACAGCTCTTAAAGTCCAACTTACTTCGTAATGGAGTAAACCTGGCCTTCGAGACTGATCTTTTATACATTGATGTTAATAATTCTCGAATAGGAGTTAACACTGCTAGTCCCCAATATCCATTAGACATTAATGGAACAGCACGTACAACAAATTTAGAAGTCACAACTCAAGCAGTTATAAACAATATTACAATTGGTGCTAATTCAATTAGTACAACTGGATCTTCTCTTAATATTACTTCACCAGATGGTATACTATACAACAATAAACTATTAATTGATGATATAGAAATTAGTGGTAACACTATTAAAGCCACAGATTCCAATCAAAATTTTGAAATTCAAACTAGTGGTACAGGTATTGTAGAAGTATTTGGAGACACTAGAGTTAATGGTAATATTCATGCTACAGGTAATATTAGAGCAGACGGTAATATTCAGATAGGTGACGCTGATACAGATTCAATTTCAATTGCGGCAGATTTTACAAGTAATATTACTCCAGATGTAACTGACACATATAATATGGGTTCCGCGGCAAAAAGATGGAATGACGTATATGCAAATAATTTAATTGTAGACAATCTTACATTGAATGGTAACATTACTGTACAAGGTCTTGACTTAACGGCTAGACCAGGAAAAATTTATTATGTTGCAACAAATGGTGATGATGCTAAGACAGGAACCCACCAAAATGATCCTTTTGCAACAGTTTCAAAAGCATTAATAACTGCAACAGATGGAGATTTAGTTTACATATATCCAGGAACATATAATGAAGTTTTACCTTTAACTATTCCTGCTGGAGTTTCAGTAAGAGGTGACGGTATTAGAGCAGTTGTTATTAAACCTCATGGAAGTACACCAAATAAAGATGTATTCATTCTTAATGGTGAAACTACTGTTGAAGATTTAACTATTGCAGATTTTTATTATAATTCTGGTGCAACAGAAGGACACGCATTTAGATTAGCCACTGGCGCAGATAGTACATATTTCCAACTTACAAGTGATATACCTTTAATTAAAAATGTTGCTGTAATTACAAAAGGTTCAGTAACTTCTGTTTCAGACCCAAGAGGTTTTGATCAAGGAGATGCAGGTAAAGGAGCATTTCTTGATGGACAAGTAGTTGGAGGAATTACTCCAGAAGTTAGAGTTAGATTTCAAAATTGTACATTTATTACACCTGGTGTGGATGCAATAACAGTAACAAATGGTGTAAGAGTAGATTTTATTAATTCATTTACATATTTTGCAAACAAAGGTATTAATGTTACAGATGGATCATATGGACAAGGTGGTGACGGAAAAACAAGAGTAAACATAACAGGATTATCAGGATCTTTTCCAGCACCTAGTCAAACTGTAACTTATTATGATAAAGATGGAGCAACAAAATTAGTTGAAGGAACAATTGAAACTGTAGATGCTGGTAATAATTTAATTGTATTAGATGGCAAAATAGGTGCGTTTTGTTTACCAACAACAAGACCTACTAAAAAAGTTACAGCAACAGGAACTACAATAGATGGAACAACTAAAAAATATGGAAGTGGAAGTTTCAAACAAACAGCTTCTAGTCATAATTTAAAAGTTGCAGGACATACTGACTTTGGATTTGGAACTGGAAATTTCCAAATAGAAGGATGGTTTAATCCAACATCAGTACAAAGTAAAACTTTATTACAAATAGGAAGTTTAGAAATTGATATTCTTAATAACGTTCCTAGAGTTAAATTAGATGGAAATGCAATTGCAACTGAAGCCACAGGTTTTAATATTAGTGTTTGGACTCACTTTGCTGTAGGAAGACAAAACAATACGTTAAAAATGTTTATTGGTGGAGTTAACAATAATGCTATAGATGTTTCAGGTTGGACTGCAGATTTAAAAGATTCAAATGATGTTTATATAGGAAATAGTAATTCACTTAATAATGCCTTTGAAGGTTTTATGGATGATGTTAGAATAATCAAAGGTGATATGACATATTCAGCAAACTTTACACCTGCTTCAGCAGAAATAACAAATACAAATAATAATAATGGTATTACAGCATTAATGTTAAATGCTAATGACTTTTTAGATAATCATAAATTAGGTCAAGATATTAGATTCTCAGGTGGTTCAACAGCTAATGAAATTACTTTAGCAGATTATTCAGACTTTGGATCAGATTTTAGAAGTGTATCAAGTGCAAACGTTTATGGAACTTACGGTGTTGTTGCAGATGGTATTGGTGCAAATGTAAATTTAGTTAATCATAATTTTAATTACATAGGTTCAGGAAAAAGTTTTGCAAATGATGTAAATGAAGTTGTTCAAGCAAATGAAGTTGTTGCTTCAACTAATGCAAAAATAAATTATAATTCAGTTGATCAAAGTGGTGGATTTAGACTTGGTGATCAATTTGCAGTAAATCAAAATACTGGATTAATAGAATTTAAATCTTCTGAATTAAGAATAGACACAACTTCTCAAATGTCAATTACTAATGGATCTAATACTACTGTTTTAGATGGTACAAAAGTAGAAACACCTAAATTAAGAATGAGTGGAACTACTATAGAAAGTTTATCAGGAAATCTTGATTTTAATTCAAGTACAAATGTAATTAATTTATTAAACAATGTTAATGTTACAGGAAATTTAGATGTAACAGGAAATATAACAATTGGTGGTAACATAACAATTGGTGATGAAGCTACTGATACAGTTACTATTACAGCCGGAATAGGAAGTGATTTAATTCCTGCAACAGATAATACTTACAATCTAGGTAATGATACTAGTAGATGGAATACATTATTTGCAAATGAAATACAAGTAGATAGTATTAATCTTACAAATAATGTAATCAAAACAACTGACAGTAATGCTGATTTAGAATTAATGGCAAACGGAACTGGCGGGATTAGATTAGAATCTTTTAGATTTAATCAAAACATTATTACTAATGATTCAGGAGATATGACAATTACTCCTGCAACAGGTATAGCAAGAGTTGACGGCACAGGAAGTATTAAAATACCATCAGGAACGACTGCACAAAGACCTGGAAGTCCTGCAAATGGTATGGTCCGTTATAATACAGATACAAGTTTATTTGAAGGGTATGAAGGATCGAATTGGGTAGCATTAACAGGTGTATATGATTTAGATAGAGACACTTATATTACAGCAGAAGCTTCTCCAGGAACAGATGATGATACTATTAGATTTTATGCTGGTGGAGTTTTGGTAGCAAATGTTAATTCTACTAGATTTGATGTAACAAAATTGATAGTAGATAACATAGAAATTAGTGGAAATACCATAAAAACTACGGGTGTAAACCAGGATTTAATATTAAATGCTAATGGTAATGGTAGCATTAGAATTGAAGACTTTAAATTCGAAGGAAATACGATAACTAATACTATATCGGCTCCAATCGTACTAAAAACGAGCGGAAACGGTTATGTTGATGTTTCAGATGCTGGTGGATTTGTACTTCCTTCAGGAACAGCAATAGATAGACCTGCAGTAGGTCAGTTGGGTATGACAAGATATAATACTCAAGATGGCAGGGTAGAACTTTATGATGGAAGTAATTGGGGTTCTATTGCAGGTTCGTCAGGAGCGATAAGCGTACTTGATGCAACTGAAATTTCAATAACATACGCAATTGCGTTAGGATAAAAATTTAAATGGCAACATATTTTAAAAATTCAATAATAAAAAACGTTGGGACAGTTCCAATAACGGTTTATTCACCGCCAATAGGAACTAACACAATTGTTTTAGGACTTAATCTTGCAAACTTAATTGAAAGTATTGTAAAAGTTACTGTAACATTACAAGATACAACTAGTGTTTCAGGTTATATTGTTAAAGATGTAATGATTGCCCCTAATTCTAGTTTAAGAATTTTAAGTGCAGGTGAAAAATTAATTATTGCCTCACAAAGTACACTACAAGTGAATGCGGATATTGCCGATTCAGTAGATGTTGTAATGAGTTTCGTGGAGTTAACATAAGATGAGTGATATTGGTCAAAATTTAAAAGCATATATGTTAGCAGGAATTAAAGATAGATATTTCTATGGTTTAAGAAGAACTATCGATGGAACTTTGTATATGCATAAAATTGATCAAATGAAAGCTGGAGAATCTGTTTCAATTAATGTTCCAGGTGATCCTGCAAAAAATTATATTGATTTTGATCAAGGAACTGATTTTTATGAAGGTAGAGGACCAAATCATTCTCTAGTTTATGAAAATTTAAAATACGAACAATTTAGATGGGACGATGTTAATCTAAATTATTATGTAAATGATGCTGGAGAGTTAGTAGTAAGAATTAATGCTACAAAAGATCAGGGCACTGTCACTTATCCAGAAACTTTAGAAACAGCTGGTGTCCAACCTAAAGAATTTACATTTGATAGAGATGTATATTCATTTGATAGTAATGAATCAACTTGGGATAGAACTTAAAAATACGTGGGAGTATAAAAAATGGCAAAAGAAATAATAAATGATGGTATTATACCTAATGATGGTCAAGGAGACAATCTTAGGTTAGGTGCCCAAAAAATAAATTCGAATTTTGATGAATTATATAATGCATTAGGAAATGGAGATACTTTATCTACTATTTCTTCTAATACAGTTACGGCGCTAGGAGGTAATAAAATTACTTTCTACTTTGCAACTGAAGGAGATTTACCTAACGCAACAACTTATGACGGAATGTTCGCCCACGTACACGCCGACAATACAAGTAGAGTTGCTCATTCAGGTACTTGGGTTAAATTAATTCAAGAAACTTCTTCTATCGATATGTTATCAGATGTTGAGACTTCAAGTCCAGCACCAGGTGATGGTCAAGCATTGGTTTGGAGTGATGCAAATAGCAGATGGCAGGCAGGAAGTATTGATGCAGGCGCATCAACTTTTGTGTCATTAACTGACACTCCAGCTAGTTTGGCTTCACATAATAATAAATTTGTAGCCGTAAATTCCACTGCAAATGCTATAGAATTTAGTACACCTAGCATTGATAGAATGTTAGATGTAGATGTAACTACTACACCTCCAACAGCAGGACAAGTATTAAAATGGAATGGTACAAATTGGATTCCAGGTATTGATGCAACATCAGGTGGAGCAGGATCAGATGCAGATACATTAGATGGTTTAGATAGTACATATTTTTTAAATTATAATAATATTACTAACAAAGGACAAAATTTTAGTAAATCTTTTAGCGTATCAGCGGCAACGTATACACCTACAACTGGTGTAATGGAATTAACTATTGGTGCACATAATTTAATAATAGGTAACAAAATTAAGATTGCCCCAAATAGTTTAGGTTTTTCTTGTTCTTTTGATAATAATGTAGCAACTTCAACTTATCCTAGAGCATCAGGATCAGCGGCGCCAGGTGGAGAAGATTATTTTTACAATAAACCAATAGAAATTACAGCCGTTTCGGCAACAACAATTACTGTAAATGTTGGAACTGGAAATGTTACATCTTATAATGTATCAAATGCAGTATATACACCAGCAACAGGAAATATGGTATTAACAGTTGGAACACATACTTTAGTAGCTGGTAATTATATTGATATTGCAACAGGTGGTTTAACTTTTAGTTGTGCCCTAGACGGACACGTTACTAATACAGCATATCCAAGAGCATCTGGCAGTGCGGCACCTGGTGGTTACGATTACTTTTATAACACACCATGTCAAATTACATCAGTAGGTGCAACAACAATTACAATGAATGTTGGTATATCAAGTAATACATCAACACATACTTTTGTAAGTGCTATTAATGGTGCTATAACAAATTCAAATTCACATACATTTGTAAGTGCTTCTGCTGATTGTGTAACATTTTCACAAACTTTTGTAGACTTATCAGACACTCCTTCAGATTATTCAGGAGCGGCAGATAGATTTGTTAAAGTTAATAACGCAGGAGATGGAATAGTATTTGCTGTTGGTACTTCAGGTGATAGTAATTTATCAGAACTTTCTGATGTAACAACAATAGGAGATTATTACAATGTATCAAATGCAGTATACACACCTGCATCAGGAGTAATTGTATTAACTATTGGATTACATAGTTTACAAGTTGGTCACAATATAAAAATTGCTTCAAACAGTTTAACATTTACTTGTGCAATGGATAGTAATGCAACAGAACATACATATCCAAGAGGAAGTGGATCAGCTTACGCAGGTGGAAAAGATCCTGCATATACTTCAACATCTGCAATTACGGCAGTAGGTACAAATTCAATTACTGTAAATGTTGGTATATCTAGTAATACAACAGCACACACTTTTGTAAGAGCTAGTGACAATTGTATATCAGTTACTGAAAAAACTTATAGTACATCAGCGGCAACATACACACCAGCAACTGGAGTAATGCAATTAACAATAGGAACCCATGCTATTAAGTCTGGACATTCTGTTATGATTGCGGCAAATAGTTTGACGTTTACGTGTGCAATGGATAGTCATAATACACAACATACATATCCAAGAGCATCTGGCGGAAACGCACCTGGTGGAGAAGATTATGTATATAATAAACCAGCTTTAGTTACAGAAACATCATCTACAACAATTACTGTAAATGTTGGTGTATCTAGTAATATAACAGCACATACTTTTATAAGTGCTAATGCAAATAATGTAAAAGTTGCACCAACACATGGTGATTCATTATATTTCAATGGAGTATCTTGGGTAAAACAAAACGGACCAATATCAAGATATGAAATTACAAATGATGGAAACAACAATTATGTTTGGGAAGGACCTGGTTTTACAACTGGAACTAATGATCCAGTAATGTATATGAACAGAGGTCATACATACGTTTTGAATAATAATTCGGGCGGCAGTCATGCATTTGAAATAAGAGTTAGTAATGGTGGTTCAGCATATACTAGTGGAGTAACAGGTGATAAAACAAATACGCAAGTATTTAGAGTACCAATGGATGCACCTAGTACATTGTATTACCAATGTACATCTCATACAGCAATGGGTAACACAATTAACATAGTGAGCTAATAATTTATGGCACAAAACGAACTTGGAATAGGTATAGAAGAATTAACAAATACACTTGGAGACTCTAGGTATTTTTATGGACTTAGAAGAACTAATACAGGTGAAGTATATCTTTCTAAAGTAGATTTATTAGAACTAAATGATGGTGTTCAAATTAATAGACCCGGTGCTATGTCAGGAAATTATAAAGACTTTACAAGAGGTGAAGACTTTTATGATGGTAGAGACATACAACATAAAAAAACTTATGAAAATTTAGTATACGAACAATATAAATGGGATGGAAGAAATATTAATTATTATATTAACAATGAAGGTGAATTAGTATTAAGAGTTAATGAACAATATACATACGATGTATAAAATAAATACTAGTAATTAGGACTTATGGCAGATTTTAAAATAGATAGAATACGTTTTAAATGGAAAGGTGACTGGTTAGCAGGAACTCAGTACGTTAAAGATGATATTGTAAGATATGGTGCAAAAGTTTATACTTGTATCGAAGTTCACATTGCTGATTCCAATTTTTATAACGACTTAGATAATGCTACACCAAAATGGTCTCTGACTATGTCAGGTCAGTCTTGGACAGGAAACTGGCAACCTAATAAATTTTATAAAATAGGTGAAGTAGCAAAAGTTGGAGCAACACTTTACCAGGCTACTCAAGGTCACTTATCAAATGCAGATGCAAATAATGGAATATTAGGTGATGAAAGTAAATGGGAATACTTTGCAAGAGGGGAAAAATGGACATCTACATGGTTACCTAATACACTTTATAGTGTAGGTGAAACAGTTGTTTATGGTGGATCAGTTTGGAAGTGTATAATAGCACATACATCATCTACAGCGGTAGCTGGATTAGAATCTCATCAAGCTAAATGGACACAATATCATAGATCAGACAATTACAGAGGTTATTGGACACCTAACACAAGATATTATCCAGATGATATTACAAGATATGGTGGAACAGTTTATAGAGCTGTAGCAGGACATACTTCTGCTCCTACAGATAATTGGACAGGATTTACATCAGCAGATTACGTTACAAATTCTTCAAACGGTGTAGGTGCAATTTTCAATATTTTTAAAATTAATTCAAGTTTTTATGCAAAATTTACAAACACAGGAACAAACTTTGCGGCGGCAAATACAATTACTATAGTAGGTAGTAAAGTAGGTGGAGCCGACGGTGTAAATGATGTAGTAATAACAGTTAGTTCAGTAGACGGCGGTGGAGCAATTTCTACTTTTACTGTAAATGGTACAGCGGTTTCTGGAAATAATGGTTTAGAAGCCGATCAAGTTAAATGGCAAACAGTAATTGAAGGTATAGATTATATAGGCCATTGGGCAGAAGGAACAAAATATAATAAAGGTTCATTAGTATCTTGGAGTCCGGGAATTTGGAAAGTAACAACTGATCACTGGTCAATAACTCCACAAATGAATGAAACTAATTTTTCATTGTGGGTACCAGGTGCAGAATATGAAGGTTCTTGGGACACAAACAAATATTATCAAAAAGGTGATGTTGTACAATATGGTGGATACAGTTATTCTGCTTTAGTAAGCAATACAAATATTGTACCAGGAGTAACAGATAGTACAAATACTTGGGAATTATTACAAACAGGTTATAACCATCGAGGTGAATGGGATAGTACAACTGCATACAAAACAGGAGATGTAGTTAGAGCAGGTGGTAATTTATTCATAGCAGTACAAGCCAACACAAATGATGATCCAGTTACAACTTTTGTTTATGATCCAGGTAGTGATGCTCCTGATCCTTGGCAATTATTAGTAACAGGTGTAGCATTTAAAGGTCCTTGGAAAGAAAGTGATACCAATGGAGCAATTACTTACTATGTAGGTGATGTAGTTACAGAAAAAGCAGATTTATATCGTTGTATAACAACTCACGTTGCAACTTCTTCAGATGCTAAACCAACTTTAGATGAAGAAAGTGAAAATGTTGGACCACTTTGGGTTAGATTGGCACAAGGGGCTACAAGTAACATATTAGAAATAGATGGAGATTTAAAATCTCATTCAGGATCTGAAGATACTAGAATTGCAATTGGATCCTTTGGACAATTATTCAAAGTTAATGACGCTAATGATTATGGAGTTTGGGGAGACCATGATGTAGTAGCTAAAGTATTTTATGTTTCACCTTATGGAGAAGATAAATTAACAAGTGGTAAAGGTGTTGCAGGTCCATTTAGAACAATCAAATATGCTTGTGATTTTGTTCAACAAGATTTGGCAAATAGAACACCAGCTACTATAATTGTTAAAACAGGTGTTTATGAAGAAATTTTACCTATAACAGTTCCAGCAAAAGTTCATATTTGGGGAGACTTTACAAGACGTGGTGCAAACGTTAGACCTAAAACAGGTTACGAAGGAACAGATATGTGGCGTTTACGTGATGCAACAGGACTTGCAAATATAACAATGCAAGGTTTAACTGGTTCTTTAGATTCTGCAAATGCATATGGAACAAAAAGACCAACAGGTGGAGCATATGTTTCTTTAGATCCAGGAAGTGGACCAGGTGATGGAACAGTTTGGATTACTTCTAAATCTCCTTATATTAAAAATTGTTCAATATTTGGGACAGGTTGTACAGGATTAAAAGTAGATGGTGACTTACATAATGGCGGATATAAATCTTTTGTTGCAAATGATTGTACACACTTTATTGAAAATGGTGTTGCGGCTTGGGTTAATGGAGATGCTAGAGTAGAATTTGTTTCAGTATTTGCTTATTGGGCCCATATAGGATATCTAGCAACAGCTGGTGGAAAATTTAGAGCAACAAATGGTAACTGTTCATATGGAGATTTTGGTGCAGTTGCAGAAGGACTTTTAGCAAGTGAAAGTCCTTTAACAGGAAAAGTTAATAACCAATCACAAGAAGCACACATAAACAAAGTATATAATGATGAAAATGAAATTTTTGCTTTTGCTTTTGATCACGCTGGACAAGATTATACTTCAGCAAGTATAACAATTGCAGGATCAGGAGAAGGTGCGGCAGGAGCCATACGTTGGCCACAAATAAGACAAGGTGCAGTAAACAAAATTAGAGTTACAGGCAATAATGATTCTACAGTACCAGGTGGTACAAATTATACCGAAATATTAGGAAATGCTCAAATTGGTACAAATAAAGAAATTACGTTAGCACCTCAATATGAAGGAACAACAAATAATACTGTTGGACAAAGAATTTATATTTGGGAAGGTGCAGGTAGAGGACAATACGGATATATTTCTGGTTACAATTCTACAACAAAAGTTGCAACTGTTAAAAAAGAATTTGACGATACAGATGGTTGGCAACACTTCATGGGTGGTTACCCAATTGAACCATTACTAGATGCATCTACAAAATATTCAATAGAACCTAGAATTACTATTTCTCCTACAGCTGGAAGTAGAAGTAATGTTAGCTATGGTTCAACAGGAGAAATGTTATTAGGCGCTTCAGGAAAAATTGGAGCATCAGATATTACAGCTCTAATAGGAAATGGTGTAGGTAATAGAACTTCTGATGGTACAAATTGGCTTGCGGCTGGTGGAATTCCTTCAAAAGATTGGAATAGTATTACTAAAACAACAAATTATTTTGTAGCAACCGCGGCTGATGGAACATTAATTAGATCGGGTGATGGAACAAGTTGGACAGATATAAGTGCAAATATTCCTTCAGATGTATTAAGAGCATCTGCTTATGACGTTACTGAAAATATTTTAATAGTTGCTTCAGAAACAGGAATGATATACAGATCAACAGACGAAGGCGCTACATTTACTTCAATTCAAGTTGAACTTTATGATGGATCAACACCAGTGTTTACACAAATGGCTTGTGGTAATGGATTATTCATAGGTGCAAACACAACTGGACAAACTTGGGAAAGTATGGGCGGTGGTACAACTTGGACTAAAGCCACTAATATGGGTGACTTTTTAATGGATACTAATTCTGGTTTACAAACAGTTCATAGATATAATTTGAAAAAATTAATGTTTGGTGGTGGTAAATTTATTGCATCAGTACAAGATGCACCTGGTGATGAAAGTACAGTTGCTAATAAATTTTTAATATCAAATGCTAACGCGGCACAATCACAAACTTCATCTTCTTACAGTTGGACAGAAAGTGATACGCCTCCACACGCAGGACCATATACAGATGTTGCATATTCTCAAGGAGTTTATATTGCAATTACTGACGGTGGGGATCATGCATATAGTTTTGATGCATATTCTTGGAAACAATTAGATTCAGCATTGGCAGGAACTTACAATGGTATAGTAGGTGGAAGAAATACTGCAGGTGGATACTTTATTCCATTACGAACTGATTCTCAATCTGGAGCAGAAAAAATTCTAAAAGGTGCAACACCTTTAGCTAGAGTAGTTACAAATTCTTCAGCAATTAATAATATACAAATTTTAGATCCAGGTAGTGGATATTCTTCAGAACCTACAGTTACTATTACTGATAATTTAAACACTGCTGACGCAACATTTAAATCATTTGTACATAATGGAGTACTTTCTCAACCAGAATTTACAAACAGAGGTACAGGATTTATAAATGTAACTGCAACTTTAAGTGGTGATGGTTTTGCAGATGAATATCAAACTGGAAGTTATTTAGAAGTTAAAGAAATGACAGGCAAACCAGGACCAGGAGCAATTTTATATATAGATGGAATTGATGACCAAGTTTATAGAATTACTCAGATTAATAAAATAACAGGAAGTTCTCCAAACATTGCCGCTCAGTTTAGAGTAACACCTAAAATAAAAGCAAATGAATCACCTGCTCATGATGTTGCATTAACAATAAGAGAAAAATATTCTCAAGTTAGATTAACAGGTCATGATTTCTTAGATGTTGGAACTGGTAATAAATCTACAACTAATTATCCAGGTTTATACACTAGTGGTTATACACCAGGTTATGAACTTAAACAACGAAATGAAACAGTATCAAATGGAGGTGGAAGAGTATTTTATACTTCTACTGACCAAGATGGAAATTACAGAGTTGGAGAATTATTTGAAGTAGAACAGGCAACTGGAATAGTAACTCTAAATGCTGATTTATTTAACTTATCAGGTTTAACTGAATTAAGTTTGGGTGGTATTGTAATAGGTGGAACTGAAGTTAAAATTGAAGAATTTAGTACTGATGGTACAATGGCGGCTAATAGTGATAGCGTTATACCAACACAAAGAGCTATTTCTTTATACATAGGTTCTAAAGTTTCTGGCGGTGGAGCAAATCTTTCAACAAATGAAGTAAGAGCAGGACAAATTAAATTTAAAAATGATGAAATATATAATGAAGCATACCCTACAAATGGTAAAATTGAATTCACTGGAGCAGTATCAATGATGGCTGTAAGTGGTAGTATTATAGCAACTTCATACTTTTTAGGGGCCGGACCGTCTGAATTTTTAAATGAGGGTGGTCCTGAAAGGGACGCATTATATGGTGAATAAGGATTTAACAGTAATGATAAATAAAAGATATAAAAGGATTTAACGAAAATGGCTGAGTTTAAACTAGGTAGAATTAAGTTTGTTTGGAAAGGTTCTTGGGCAACTACTACAACTTATTATGTTGATGACGTAATAAGATATGGTGGTAGAACTTACAATTGCGTAACTAATCACACATCTGGTACATTTCAAACTGATTTAGGTGCTGTAAAATGGCAACTAATGTCAGATGGTATAGAGTGGAAAAGTGATTGGGTTGCAAATACAACTTATAAACCAAATGATGTAGTAAAATACGGTGGTTACATTTATCTTGCTAACACTGGTCATACCTCAGCGGCAACAGTTGCTTTAGGATTAGAAGCCGATCAATCTAAATGGGATTTATTCATAGAAGGTTTTGATTGGAAATCTGATTGGACAATTTCTACAAGATATAAGAAAAACGATTTAGTAAAATATGGTGGTTCAGTTTATCTTTGTATAACAGAACACGAATCAGATAACACAACAGCAGTTGGTCTAGAAGGTCAACAAGCTAAATGGGAAATTTTTGGAAAAGGTTTTGTTTGGTCAGGTGACTGGGCAATCAATACTAGATATAAAGTTAATGACACCGTTAGATATGGTGGACAAATTTACGTTGCTATAACTGGACATACTTCAGCGGCAACTGAAGCAGATGGTTTAGAAGCCAACCAAGGACAATGGCAAGCCTTACACAAAGGAATTGAATTCAAAGGTGACCACGCAACAGCAACAAGATATAAAGTAAATGATGTTGTAAAATATGGTGCAAACATTTGGATTTGTACAACACAACATACATCATCAGGAATTTTATCTGCCGATGAAGCTAATTGGTCAATTTTAATTCCAGGTATTGAATTTGAAGATACTTGGAGCAACTCTACAAATTATCAACCAGGTGACTTTGTTACTTACGGTGGATATAGTTATGTTGCAGATAGAAATAATATTAATAAACTTCCACCTGATAACTCAAGTGATTGGACTTTATTTGTAACAGGATTTAATTTAAGAGGTGACTATAATGTCGCAACTGCATACAAACAAGGTGACGTTGTTAGACTAGGCGGTTTCACTTATCTTGCAATTGCAGATGGAACAGGTAATAGACCACCAAATGTAACTAAATGGGATAAACTTAACGAAGGATTATATTGGAAAGGTGCTTGGACAAATGCAACTGCCTATGACAAAGGAGATATTGTAAGAGGTACAACAAATACTACTACAAGTTACCTTTGTATAACAGAACACACATCAAATAACGTTGGTCCATCAACAATTAATCAACCAGACTATCCACCAGGAGCAGGTGTTGATACTAGTGCATGGCAATTATTGGCGGGTGGTGCAGAATCTTCTGTATTATCAACGAAAGGTGATCTTTTAATTTATGGTCAATCAGGACCGGCAAGATTACCAATTGGTAAAGCAGGACAAACTTTAGTTGTAAACTCAGCAGGTGACTTACCTGAATGGGGATACTTTGGTTCAATAGATCAAGTTTATTATGTAGGACCTGCTGGACAAGACAAACCTTCTCCAGATGCAGGAACAACTCTTGATAAACCTTGGAAATCTTTAAGATATGCTTTACATGGCATTGAACAAGGACCAAGAAATCCTCAAGGAACTTATTTGTTAGAAAGAAACAAAGCATTCATTCAAGAAGAAACTTTAGCTTGGATTAATGCACAAATTTCAGGAAATACTTCACCATTTACAAATGCTTACACATACGACGCTGTTAAATGTAGAAGAGATGCAGGATTTATGTTAGATGCACTTTTATATGATTTAAGACATGGTGGAAATGAAAAATCAAGATATGCAACACTTAGAATTTCAACACAAACAGAATTTGTAAATCATAAAGATGAATTAACAGCTTATCTTAATAGATTAGTTTATATTTCACAACAAGTTGTAGCCAATAATGCAGGTTATTCTGCTTTACAAGGTACAGTTCCTCATTATATTAATAATGATTATGTATCTGAAGCGGCTGTATCAGGTGAAATTGCAAGTTATGTAAAAATTGCAACAGATTGTCTTGCGGCAGGAAATATAGCAGGAGTACCTGCAGAAGAAGTTCCACAAACTACATTGTTTGTTAAAAGCGGAACATATGAAGAAGTATTACCTCTTTCAGTTAAAAAAGGATTAGCAATTGTAGGAGATGAATTAAGATCAACAATTGTTAAACCAGCAGGTCAAGTTACAGATTCAAGCGATACAGTATTCACTTTAGAAGGTATTGGAAGAATGCAGGCTATTATATCTGATATAGTTACAAATGCTTCTGTAACACCAACACCAGTAGGCGGAGTTATAACTTTTACAACACCAGGTGCAGACTTAGGTTTTGTTAACGGAACTTATAATAACGTTGCAGTAACAGGTGGTAGTGGATCTGGATGTACAATGGATGTAACTATATTATCATACACAATTACATCTCTTACTATTAATAATCCAGGACAAAATTATGCAATTAATGATAACTTAACAATTCCAGCGGCAACAATTGGTGCAGATGGTATAACAGTAGTTGGTAGTATTACAACAGGAAATAATTTAACACAAAATACATCCAACCCAGCAGGTTCAGGTGCGGCAGGAACAGCGGCGGCGGCGATTGCACAAAATATTTACGATCATATAGATTTCAAAGTTAATGCAAATGGAGCCGATCCAACATTAACAGGTACAAATACTGCTCAAGCAGATGCAGGTTATTCAGATGCAAGATTAAGATTATTAGCAAATATGGATTTTGTTGCATTAGAAGTTGCAGAATTTGTACAAAGAGCAAATCCATCTCATAGTAACTTTAAAACTAAATGTTTGGCAGATGTTAAAATTTATCTTCAAGCAATTATGGATGACTTACAATATACTGGAAATTACAAATCATTAAAAGCATCAGATGCCTATATTAATTCTAGACTTTCTACTGGTTCAAGTGCAAGTGATATGTTCTATTGCAGAAATGCAACTGGAATTAGAAATATGACAGTTCAAGGTTTAATAGGAACATTAGGAACAGATCAATATAGCACATCAGCGGCAACATATACACCTGCAACAGGAGAAATGATATTAACTATAGGAAGCCATAGTATTCCTGTAGGGGAATCTGTTATGATTGCATCGAATAGTTTAACATTTACTTGTGCTGAAGATAGTCATGCTACTCAACATAGCTATCCAAGATCATCTGATCCTTATTACAATAAAGCAATTTTAATTACGGCTGTAGCCGCAACAACAATTACAGTAAACGTTGGTATATCTAGTAATACAACAGCACATACTTTTGTAAATGCTACTGAGAATAATGTAACATTAGCTTCTGCAAATGAATTTGGTACAAAAAGACCAACAGGTGGTTCTTTTGTATCATTAGATCCAGGCTGGGGACCAACACACGAAGAAGTATGGATTACTTCTAAATCACCTTATATTCAAAACGTAACAACATTCGGAACAGGATGTACTGGATTAAAAGTAGACGGTGCATTACACGATGGTGGTTTTGATTCTGTTGTTGCAAATGACTTTACGCAATTATGCGATGATGGTATAGGTGCATGGATTACAAATTTAGGTAGAGTAGAACTTGTATCAGTATTTTCTTATTACGCACACATTGGTTATCTATCAGAAAATGGTGGAAAACTTCGTGCTACAAACGGTAACTCATCTTATGGAGATTTTGGTTGCGTGGCAGAAGGAGTTGATTCAGCAGAAACTCCTACAACAGCAACAATTGATAACCATAGTGAAGATGCAGATGTTGCCAATGTAATGACAGACGGTCAAGGAATATTAGCATTTGAATATAAAAATGCTGGAAGACAATATTCTAGTGCTACACTTTCTATATCAGGAGATGGTTATGGAATTACAGGAGAAACTCCAACTTATAATACTGGTGGTGTTTATAAAATTAGATTATTAGAAACTAATACAGTAACAAGTAACCTTGGTGGTGCGACATATATGTCTGCTACTAACAATGGACAAACAGGTTCAGCTACACAAATTACAATAGCTAACGCAGATAGTAATGCCAGTGGTGCATACACAGGTATGGCAATTTGGATTACAAAAGGTAAAGGAGTTGGTCAATACGCATATATTGATGCTTATGATTCTGCAAGTAAAGTCGCAACTGTTAAAAAATATTCAGATGATTTATCAGGTTGGGAAAGACTTGGCGGATTATCAGTTGAAACTCTTTTAGATGCTACAACAGAATATACTATAGAACCTAGAGTAGTTATTGGTGCTCCACAAAACGATGGAAGTACAGCAGTTAGACAAGCAGTTGCAAGAGCAATTGTAACTTCTGAAAAGATTTCTTCAATAAGAATTATAGATTGTGGTGCAAGTTATACTTCAGCACCAACAGTAACATTTACTGATCCTAATAATACTGTAGATGCTCCAGTACAATCATTCATAGATGATGGTGTATTAGGTCAACCTACTTTCTCTGCATATGGAACAGCTTATAATACTGCAAGTGTAACAATTACAGAATCACCTACAGGTAAAAACATAACAGGTATTACACAAGGAACTGTTGCTGTTGTTACATCAGCAGGACACAATTTAGTTTCAGGAACTAAAGTAACGTTTACAGGTGTTGTTGGAATGACAGAATTAAACACTGGTGTATGGTATTACATTAAAACATTAACAGTAGACACATTTGGAGTTTACACTAATGATGATTTAACTGCTGGATTAAACACTACAAACTTTACAGCATATAGTTCAGGTGGAGTTGCAACACCACAAGGTGGATTTAGAGATGAATTCCAAACAGGAAGATATATTCAAGTAGAAGGTATGTCAGATGTTCCACAAACAGGATCAAATGTAGAATTTGATGGAATTTCAACTACAACATATCCTTATGCATATACACTTTTAACTGCAAACAAAGAATACATGAAAGATGAAGTAATAGCATGGTTTAATATAACTTATCCAGGAATACACAACGCCGCTCAAAATACTAAATGCGAAAGAGATGTTGGATATGAAATTGATGCAATGGCATTCGATATAAAATATGGTGGTAATACAGAAACTATAAGAATTGCTAAAACATACTGGCAAGGTGTTACTTCTCAATTAGCGGCAGGCGAACAAGTATACGCAGTTGCAGTTAATAATAAATTAAAAGAAATGATTAATGATTACATTATGGATAATGTAGCCTGGACAACAACACAAAGTCCAGTTGTTACATCACAAACAACTAATTCTAATAATGGTGAGTTAGGTGTAAAAGACAAATTTACAAATTTAATTAAAACTTTAAATGATGTAATTGAAAATGGTTTAACTTCTGTACCAACTACACAAGGATTAAACAATCCTTACTTTAAATTAGTAAGTGTACAAAAATTACGAGGTACTCAAGCACCATATTCAGCATTATTACAAATTAGTCCACAGATGTCAACAGCTCAAGCTCTAGCACATGGTACTGGGATAACAGTTAAACTTAGATATTCTCAAGTTAGATTAACAGGACATGACTTCTTAGATGTAGGAACTGGTAATCAAGCATTGACAAATTATCCTGGAACGCCAAACAGAACTAACGATCAAGAAAGAGAAAGTGTTGAAAGAGGTGGTGGTAGAGTATTCTTTACTGCAACTGATCAAGACGGTAACTTTAGAGTTGGTGACTTGTTCTCAGTACAACAGGCGACTGGTATTGCATCATTAGATGCAGATGCATTTAACATTTCAGGATTACAAGAACTTCAGTTAGGAGATTTAACATTAGGTGGAACTTCTGCCTCTGTTAACGAATTCTCTACTGACGGTACATTTGCGGCAAATAGTGACAAAATTGTACCAACACAAAGAGCGATAAGAACATATGTTTCATCACAAATTGGTGGTGGCGCAAGTGCAATTAACGTAAATACTATTACTGCTGGTCAAATTGTGATCACTAGTAATACTATAAGTACAACAACAGGAGCAAGTATACAAATTAACGCTGGTGTTAACTTCAAAAAAGGAGTTGCAGGCGCACCATTGGCAATGAATTACTTGATCCATAGTTAATAAATAGTTAAAAACATTTAAACAAGGAGATAAAACACATGGCTTCAGGAAGATTAGGTAAAGCAGACTTGGTAGCCAGTACCGATACCGTAGTTTACACGGTACCTGCGGATACTTTTACCGTAGCTACTGTGTCTATCTGCAATAGAGGTAACCAAGTTGTCACTATCAAAATGGCAGTGGCAGACGCGGCAAGCCCAGATGCTTCAGAATACGTTGAACATAACGTTGAAATTCTGTCAGCAGGGGTATTAGAACGTTCAGGTTTAGTGATGTCAGCTGGTCAAAAACTAGTTGTATGGTCATCAGGCGCTAACGTAGCCGCAGTAGCAATGGGCATTGAAACTGGAATATAATATTATACATAGTATAATACTTAAATCAGTCTAAAATGCATAAATAATTAAAATAAGGAAAAAAGGACGCAAAAATGGGAAGATATATTTCAACAACTGGAACAGCTGGAGTAGTTACAAAAGAAGTTTCTACTACTTACAGTGCTTCTGTTAATGATAGAATTCTTGCTGATTCAACTGGTGGAGCATTTACAGTTACTCTACCAATTAGTACAGGTTTGTTAGTTAATGATACAATACAACTTATTGACGCAACATCTCAAGCAGGAACTAACAACATTACAGTTGCAAGAAATGGTGCTCTTATCCAAGGTTCAGCAGAAGATTTAACGGTCGATTTAGCAGGTGCTATTATGACTTTAATCTATACTGGTGCAACTTATGGATGGATAGTAGGTGCTGTATAATATTTTTATTATATAACATTTAACCATTAAAAGAATTGTAAGGAGTTTAAAAAGTAAAAACTATTATGGCAAGTTTAAAAGGATTATTAGGAACTAAACAAGACAATTTCGTAGATTTTGGCGAAGAAAATCTTGAGAAAGGTAGAATATATGTCTACACTCAAGGAGCCAACAAATCAAGATTATTCTGCGGATTTTGTTTTCACCCTGGAGAAGCAGGAACGGCTACAATAGAAGTTTGGGGAGCTGGCGGTAGTGGTGCAGAAATGTGCTGTTGCGGATTTGGCTTACCTGGTAATTCTGCGGCATACGTAAAAAGAACTATCTCATTAGCGGCTAATGGTTATGTTTGCGGATGTACTGGTATGTCATGTGGTAATGCAGATACATTATGTCACAGAGGTTGCTCTGAACCAACTTTCATGAATATTTCCCAAGATGGCACAGCAAGTGGATGTACTTGTATTTGTGCTCAAGGTGGAGCAGGTGGCGTTTCTTACTGTTCTTCAAACGAATCATTTTATTGTTGTTATAAAGCAAACGGTTTTTGTGTAACAAAAACTGAAAACGATCGTTGCGGTATTATATGTAATATGTGCGATGGAAAACATATCGCTCAAGCATATTGCGGAAATGTAATGTGTCCAGGAAGAACTTCTTGTGTATCAGCATTTGCCTGTCACCCAAGTTGTCCTTGTCAATTCACCTGGCACACTCCGACACCGGCAGGAATGTTCAGTGAAGACGGAGCATATATCACTTACAATACAGAAAATAATAATGGATTTTCACAATGGTCAGGTCACGGAGGTCACCAATTAGAAGCGGCACTAGGTGCTGGAAGATTCCCAACTGGTGGAATACCTTGGTCAACTTGCTGGGGAGCAAGTAAGGCTTGTAACTGTTATGAAGCAGATCCATGTATACCACACGTTCCAGTAGGAATGGGAGGTCACGGACCAATGCCTTGCGGTAGTGTAAGAGATCACGCAAACAGAGGTGGCCATGGTGGAGTTAGAATTAAATGGATAATAGGATAATATTATGGCATCATTAACGACATTATTGCAAACAAAATATGATGGGATAGCGGCTGGAGAAACTAACCTGGAAAAAGGTACAATTTATACTTTTTATCCAGGCAACGATTATGGCACAAACTTCCAATGTCACATATGTTGGAAACCACCTGCAAACGGTACAGCACTTTTAGAAGTTTGGGGAGCGGCTGGATCAGGTGCTGAAATGTGTTGTTGTGGATTTGGATTACCAGGTAACCCAGGCGGTTATGCTAAAAAACAACTAGCGGCTTTTGGTGCAAGTTGGGCAGATTGTTTTGTTTGTTCAATTATTGGTTTATCATGCGGTAACGCAAATGATTTAAGCCACAGAGGACGTTCAGAACCAACTCAAGTTTGTTGGTTTGCCAACGCCACAGATGGATGTATTTGTTCTGAAGGTGGTCAAGGAGGATGTTCTATTTGTTCTACAGGTAATTCACCTTATTGTTGTTTCACAGCACAAAATTATTGTAATACCCAAGCTGGCAGTACTTATTGTGGTATAATTTGTAACTATAGAGATGATGGTGGAAACACTTATGACGGTGCAGATTATTGTGCATTCGCTTATGGCGGAGATACAAACTGTTATGGTGGATTTAGTTGTTATTACTTTAGAGGATGTAGGGTCAACTGTAACTGTAGATTTGTTCAAGTAATTAAAGTTCCACCTGGAATGGTTTCAGAGTGCGGTGGAGAAGTTCAATACGCAATGGATGAAAGTAGTGGAAAAATTAAGCACTCAGGTTCAGGCGGAATTATGGGAGTTATGGAACCTCTTAATTTAATGACAAGAAGTCCTACACAAGGTTCACCTAGGAATGCTTGTTGGACAAGTAATACCTCTTGCGGTTGTTATGAACATCAAGGATGTACTCACTTTTTTCCAGGAGGAGTACCAGGACAAGGACCAACACCGTGTGATAGTGTAAGAGATCACGCATGGAGAGGTGGAAACGGAATATTAAGAATTAAATTTATAGCTTCGTAAAAAGGAATAAATATTACTATGGCAACATTAAAAAACATATTAACAACAAGACAACCGGCAACTATGTCAGAAAGTAACCTAGAAAAAGGTTACATTTATGCATATTCTCCGGGTACTCAACATGCTAATTTTTGTAATGGTATTTGTTGGACAGCTATAGCAGATGGAAAAGCTATCGTAGAAATTTGGGGAGCTGGTGGATCTGGTGCTCGTATGTGTTGTTGCGGAGATGGATTACCAGGTAATTCAGGAGCATATTCTAAAAAAACAATTCAAGTAAATCAAGGTGATACAATTACAGGTACTTTAGGAATGGCTTGTTTTGCTCACCCACTATGTCACTCAGGATGTAGTGATCCAACTCAAATATGTTATATAACAACTACTGCTTCTAGCCATGGTTGTATGTGTGCAAGAGGTGGATATGGTGGAAAAGCTATGTGTACAACTGGTACATCTTTCTATTGTTGTTACAGTGCAGAAGGTTTCTGTACTAATAGATGTAACAATGACAATTGTGGAATGACTTGTAACTGGTGTAATGGTGCATGGGAAGCCTTAGCATATGGTGGAGATATAAATTGTTGTGGACAAATAGGCTGTACTAGTTGGTTCGGCTGTTGCCCTAACTGTAAATGTTACTTCCAAAGACACGCTCCTATACCTTCAGGACTTTTTGCGGAAAATGGATCATTAATTACGTTCCAAACAGAATCAGATGCAACACCTATGTCGCAATGGTCAGGTAACCAATTATTCCAATATTATGCGGCTCTTAATTTGGCTACTAAATCACCAAGACAAGGTAATCCAAGATCTTATTGTTGGAGATCAGACAGATCTTGCGGTTGTTATGAATCACAAGGATGTGCTAATCTCTTACCAACAGGAGCAGGTGGTCTACCGCCAATGGCATGCTCCAGTGTTAGAGACCATGGAATCCGTGGAGGACACGGAGGAGTTAGAATTAAGTTTATAGCTTCGGCATAATAATTGCAGGAGTAGGATAAATAGTTAAAACAAAGGAACAAAGATTATGATAACAAAAGCGTTTAATATTGAAATGCCAAATAAACCATACGTGGACAACTTTTCAGATAATACTGTTCATGCTTCAAACTATACTGGATTTAAATACGTTAAAGTAATAGTTGATGCAAATGATTGGGTTATTAACGCAATTTGTGAAGCAGATTCAATAGACGAATTGAACGCTCAAGCTAATCCAATTCCAGCAGGTTGTAGTGCAATTGTAATTGACGCTACAGCAAATCCTTTTGAAGCGGCTTTTATTACAGGAAGATATACAACTGGTGCAGTTGCGGCTTATGAAGAATCATTAGGAACAAATGATGATGACGGAAATCCAGAAGTTTGGACATATACTTGGCAAGAAAATAGCGTTTTAAACCAAATTTATTTACATGGTACATTGAAATATACAGCTGGTTCTTTTGTTAAACCTCAAATGAGAATACACGCATTAACTAGACAAATGTTCTTAGATTCTTTAGGACCATTAGCTGATGGTTTACAAGCTGATCTTGATGCAGATACGGCAGATACAAAATATACAGCGGCACAAAGACAAACAATTGTAGATCACAAAGCATACGTAGAAAATATTCCTACAAAATACGCGGCAGTTGACCATTGGAAGATTCCTTTCAAACCAATGCCTCACGTATCATAATTTAATACTTCTAATCACATTTCAAGAATTTTAGGTTACACTATTCGTACCTAATAAGTAATAGTGTTAATCTAATTATGACTGAAAATAATCCAATATCTAGACCAAAAGCATTTTTTTTAAATGGGGGAATGGGCAGAATAATTTGTGCCATCCCTGCCCTTGAAAAATACTATAATGAATCTAACGACAAAGATTTTATTATAGTAATAGAAGGTATCCAAAATATCTTAGATGGTCATCCAACATTAGATTCTAAAACATTTGACTATGGTCATAAAAATTTATTCCACACTAAACTTGTAAAAATGGATGTAATAAGTTTAGAGCCATATAGAGTATGGGAATACTATAATCAAAAATGTAATATAACTCAAGCATTTGATATTTTAATTAATAACAAAGGTGTTAGAGAATTATCAGCACCTACAATTAATCTAAGTCAAGAAGAATTACTTGCAGGGAAAAAAGCAGTTAAAGAAATTAAAGATAAACTTAAAAAAGAAAAAGTAATTGTTTTACAACCTTTTGGACGAGGGATTCAACAAATAGATAATAGTTTTGTAGATAAAACTTGTCGAAGTATGGAATTTAAAAATCTAAAAAGTATAATAAGAAAATTACAAGCAGAAGATTATGCAATTATATTAATGGCAGAATTTGGAATTGATTTAAAAGGTGAAAAATATCCAGATGAAATAGCAATGCCTGAGGGAATTGACTTAAGAAAATGGTTAGCAATTATAAAAAATAGTGATCATTTTTTAGGTTGTGATAGTGTAGGTCAACATTTAGCCTATATAGGTGGAACAGAAGCAACAGTAGTAGTTGGTGCAACGTTCCCAATTAATACATCATATCCTAAAACAAAAGGAATTAATATTATAGATATGGGACAAATAGATAGAGAATATGATCCAATAAGAATAACACCCGATGAACAAGTTAGTAGACACAATGAAAAATTAATGTGGATGTCAGATGAAGTAGAAAATTATATTGTAAATGTAGTATTAGGAAAACAAAAAACTGACGAGGAAGAAAATGAATAAAACCGGATATATTGCGGCAATAGCCAGAGGACATAACGGAGGTATATGTCTATTAAAAGATGGAGAAATTATATATGCAATAGAAGAAGAAAGATTATCTAGACACAAATACGATGGTGGTCCATATCGTTCAATGATGGAAATATTAAAATATACTGACAAAATAGATTATTTAATTGTAGCTCATACACAATCATTAGATGATCCTACTACTGGTAAAGTTGATTATACTCATGATGATGTATACACAGGGTTAGCAAGAAAATTAGGTTTAATAGATAGAAAAGCAGATTTACAACAACACCCACAAGTAATTGACCTAAGTCATATCCATCATAAGTTACACGCCGGTTGTGCTTTTTATAGAAGTGGATTCGATAAAGCCTGTTCAGTTATTGTTGATGGAGCAGGAACTTTTATGCCTGTTAATAATAAACTTACAGGAGATTTATGGATGTTTGAAATAGAATCTATTTTTGATTGTTCATATCCTAATAATATAACAACTGTATGGAAACACTATGGTACTGGTACTGCATCTCCTGGAGCACATATGAAAAACGTGGATTCATCTAAAATGGGAGAACCTGGTAAAACTCATGAATGTTTATTTTCAGATGTAGCAGGAATTGTTAAAGTTTATGAAGCAGTTACTCAATACTGTGAATTCTCTGCCATTGAAGCAGGAAAAACAATGGGATTATTTCCTTATGGAAAACCTAATGATAGAATTCCTCCATTATTTCATAATGAAATAAAATATATGTCTTTATCTAATAGACATTTAATAATTCCTACATATCCTAATGCGGCAGTAGTAAATGAAGGCATTTATGATTATTTAGATGAAACACCTACAGACAATCCTGATGTTACTAAACTACCTAATAGAAGAGATTTAGCCTATGCTTGTCAAACAGAAACTCAAGCAGAAGTTTTAAAATTAATTTATAAAGCTGTAGAAATGACAGGTCAAAAAAATGTTGTATTATCTGGTGGATATGGATTAAATTGTGTAGCAAATTATTGGTATCTTGAGTCTTTAAGAAAAGATGGAATTAATTTATTTGTTGAACCAGTATCAAATGACGCCGGAACAGCCATTGGAGCGGCTCTTTTATTTTATTATGGTATGTCAGAAGATATGACAAAAAGACCACTTACTACATTATGTCAAGGTCCAGAAAGAAAATATACATTAGAAGAAATAGAAAAATTAGCAAATAAACCTGGTGTTGAATTGATGGACGCAAACGATAAAGATGTAGTTAAATTAATTACAGAAAAAAATATTGTTTCAATGTTTCAAGGAAAATCAGAAAGTGGTCCAAGAGCATTAGGTAACAGAAGTATTTTATTTGATCCTACATTTAAAGATGGTAAAGATTTTGTTAATATAGTTAAACGAAGAGAATATTTTAGACCATTTGCAGGATCCATATTACATGAACACGCACATGAGTGGTTTGATTTAAAAGGAATGGAAGAAAGTCCTTATATGATGTATGCTGTAAATTGTCAAGAAGGAATAGCAGAAAAAATTCCTGCTATTATACACGTAGATGGTACTTGCAGAATACAAACAGTTAAAGAAGAACAAAATCCACTATATTATAAATTAATTAAAGAGTTTTATAATCAAACAAAAATACCAATAGTGTTTAATACGTCATTTAATTTAGCAGGAGAACCTCTTGTAGAAACATTAGAAGACGCAATATGGACTTTAGAACAATCTCTTTTAGAATATTTGTATCTTCCAGAATATGGAAAAATGATAAAGGTAAAAAATGTCAAGAAATAGTGCTATTTTTTTAAATGGTGGTGCTGGAAGAATGATTAGTTCCATACCTGCATTAGAAAATTTTGAAAAAGAAAATCCTAATGATGATTTTGTAATAATTTGTGAAGGTGGATCTGATGCTTTAAAAGGTCATCCTTCATTATATTATAGAACATATGATAATTGGCATAAAGGACTTTTTAAAGAATTAATAAAAGACAGAAATTGTGTTAATCCTGAACCATATAGAGTATGGGAATACTATACTCAAAAATGTAGTCTTGCTCAAGCATATGATATTGCAATTAATAATAAAGGTATAAGAAAATTACAAAAACCAACAATAAAATTAAGCAAAGATGAATTATTATATGCTCGAAAAATGTTAACAGAAGTAAAAGAAAAATGCAAAAAAGATAAAATAATTGTTATTCAACCCTTTGGAAGAGGTGTTAGAAAAGAAGATAAAGATATAGTTGATATTACAGGTAGAAGTATGGAAACTAAAAATCTTTATAATATAGTAAGAAAGTTATCTAAAAAATATGCTGTAATAATTATGACTGAAACACCATTAGAATTTAATAAACATATGTCATCACCAGTAGCTACACCACAAAATGTACATATTAGAATATGGATGGGTGTAATAAAACAATGTGATCACTTTGTAGGATGTGATAGTGTAGGGGCACATATGGCTTATGCTTTTGATACAACTACAACATCTATTATAGGATCTACATTTCCTATTAATACATCATTTCCAGATTATGAAAAATTCGATATTATTGATCTAGGTAAAAAAGACCGTGTTTATAGCCCTATAAGAATTACTGTAGATGAATTTTCAGACCGTATAAATGAGGGTATTATGGAGATGAATGACCAACAAGAGCAACAAGTTATTGCATCTGTCAATAGAATGATAAAACACGGTAAAAATACCCGTTAAGCCCAATATCTACTTTAAACTTTATCCTAGATACAATTGGTAAATACACTTAAAGAAGGAATCTTCATATGTTTGATGTGTCAAAACTATTTGGAAAAGGCGATAAAAATACGCTATTAATGAAAAATGGGTTAAATTTTTCATATAATGGCCCGTATGCTGTAGTTGTAGAAGGATTAGTCTTAGACAGATTTCACTTTGCAACTTTTTGTTCTGCAGAATATACAATATCTATAGACTATGATACTAATAATAAAGAAATTATTAGAGCACTAGTAGTAGGTAGCCCTTCAAATAGTTCTGTAACAATTTACGGAAGATCAAATTTAGGAAATGATTTAGTAAAATTAACTAGTACAGTTACTGATTCTTATGTAGAATTAAAACTAGATCCTGAACAAAAAACATCAACAACAAAATATGACGGTGCAAAAGCTATTTTCAAAGCAACATATTATCAAACAATGAATGCTTTAGTAGGTGGTGCATAATATATGAAGTTAAATTTTGATAAATATAGAGTATAGAGACTATGGCAGTAAATTATAAACAGTTTGAAGCAAACTATGGATTTAAGAGTCCAGGATTTACGGTTGACAATCTTGGTAATGTAATAGTAAGAACAATTACTGATACATATACTCCAACTGCGACTGACTCTATAGATTATTCAGTTATAGAATCTTCAAATAATTTTAGTATTACAGATAAAGAAAGCAATAATTTAGGGTCAAATCCTGTTATTGATTTAAAAAGAGGTACAACTTACGTTTTTAGCCTTGATACTACATCTGTTACATTTAATATTTTTTCAGCTGATACAAACAATGATACAGTACCTGGTGAGCTTTATAATACTGGGTTATCACATACTACAAGTATTAATGGACAAAATCTTTCAACTGATACATGGACAGTTCAACAAACTTGGCAACAAGAAACAACAGCATATAGTAGACCTGTAACTGTTGTTGTACCTAATACTGTTGGAACATCCTTAGAAGGTAAACAAATTCCTGTAATTATATCTTTACATAATGCAAATCAATCATCTGGAAATGCTATTACACATTTAAATTATCTAACAGATAAAATTATAGTTGCTCCTCAAGGTTATAGTAAAGAATGGAATGTTGGGTATTCATCTAGTAAAGCAGATGATATAGCATATCTAGATGCAATAGTAGATAAGTTAGCAACTTTTGATAACGTAGATATAAGAGAAATTTCAATTCATGGGCAAGGACTTGGTGGTCAAATGGCACACCAATATGCTTTACAAACAACAAAAACAAATATTAAAAATGTAATTATTGAATCAGCATTATTCAATGAAGATCAATATAGAGAAAATACAAACATTTTCTACAAAATGGCTTTATCTAATCTAGGAGATTCAACAGCAGTTTCTTGGATACCTGTAACACCTTTAACTAAATCAAAAATTGTAATGTTTCATGGTGAAGAAGATTTAGCATATCCATTTAATGGTGGAGTTGTAGCAGGCGAAACTATTTTAACAGCGGCAACTACAATATATGGATGGGCAAAAGCCGTTGGTTCTAGTCAAAGTAAATTAACATCTGGAACACTACAAAGTGATGGAGCAAGTTTATATTCTTATAATTCAGGTGCAGTAGCATTATATGGCTATCCTAATGTAGCACAATCTTGGGAAGGAATTGTAAAAACAAGTATTCAAACAAAAGTAAATGAAACAGCAACACCTAGTTCATTTTTAGATATCCCTACAGCTTCAACTGTATCAGGAGCAGAAGCTCAAGCAAAAACTAAAGGACTTTTAAGTTTTATAGTACCAATTGATGCCCCAGATAAACTATTTTATGGTGACGGAGACAAAATACCTAATGCGGCAATTAATGTAACTAATCCTACAGTAACAGGAATTGGATCATTTAGTTCTATTCTTAATACAGGAAATTTAATAAGTTCAGGTGTAGATGCGACTATAACAATTAGTCCTACAGGTACTGGTACAGTAAATATTAATCCAACTGGCGGTGGTACTATAAACAATGTAAATGTTAATGCATCAAATTTAACAACATCTGGTGAAGTATCAATAACACCTAATTCAGACGTAACTATAAGCCCACAAATAAGTGGAACACTAACAATTAATCCCACAGCAACAGGAGTTTTAAATAATGTAACTATAGGGCAATCTGTTCCTAAAGCTGGGGCCTTTTCTACTCTCGTTTCGACGGCAGGAACGTTAAATAGTACTACAATTGGTACAACGACACCTGCTAATGCTGGATTTTTATCCGCAACGGGCGATAATGCACCTGCAACAGGTAAACACTTGACCAATAAAACTTATGTGGACGCAATTAGTATGGTTTATTCTATTGCGTTAGGAGTATAAAAAATGGCTTGCGAAAACGAAAAATGTAAATGTGAAAATTGTACTTGCAATCCATGTTTATGTACGGAAGACAAACAGTGTGAGTGTGCAAAGAAATAATTTAAATGGCTAAGAAAAAATTAAAAAATTATATATTTCAAACAGGAATTCCTAAAAGCGGGAATAATTATCCTATTGCTCACAATCTTATCTCTAAAAACATAGAGTGGATTAAAGATGAGTTGATGGGGTACATCTTAGAAAAAACAAATTTACATACTAAAGCAGATATATATCCTAATACATCTAACAGAATTACAAACAATAGAACTTTTATTAAAGATGAAGTATGGGCTTGGGTGGCGGCACAAGTTGCAGGTAACGTTGCGCCATTTGCCGGTTTCACTAAAACTGAAGACACTATAGAAGCAGATGTAGAAAAAGTAGTAGATGCTATTGCACATGACGTTAGATATGGTGGTAATGAAAATTTAAGAATTCAAACAGGAACATATTTTATAGATGGTGTACTTCAATTAGCTAATAGTGGAGATCCTGAGATCGCATATTGGGGTTATATGCGAACACTTATAAAAGATTATATTTTACCAGGAACTGCATTTAGTTCTTTACAAACTAGTACAAATTACACTCCTACAGGAGCAACATATACGCCAACAACTGGTGATATGATTTTAACTATTGGTGCTCACACTTTAATAGTTGGACAATCTGTTAGAATTAGTACACTTGGTATAACTTTTACGTGTGCTATGGATAATCATGCAACAAATCACAGTTATCCAAGAGCGTCTGGTTCGAACGCACCAGGTGGAGCTGATTATTTTTATAATAAACCAGTTAAAATTACAGCTTCAGATTCAGTATCGATTACTGTAAATGTTGGTGTATCAAGTAATACAACAGCACATACTTTTGTAAGTGCTTCTTCTGGATCCGTAAAAAGTGGAACAGTACAAGATTTAACAGGAACAAATGCTGAAAGTGCCGGTGTTACAGATTATGATACAAAATTAGGTCAATTAATTAATACAGTTGACCATGGTTATCTTCAATTACCTACTTTAATAAGTAGCTCTTATAAATTTGAAAATTTTACTTATAATATAGATAAGTGTCATAGAGATTATCAATTTATTCTTGATGCATATCTTAATGATTTACGTTACAATGGTAACAAACAAACAAGATTTATTGCTTCTAAATTCTGGGTTGGGACAACTCCTCAGATAGATGGTGATAGACAACCAGAAATTGCCGCAACAAATTGGGCTAGAGATTTAATAACTAATTACGTTTTAGCAAATAGATCAGTAAACTTCACTCCAACAAATGCAGTATACACACCTACAACTGGAGTAATGACATTAACTCTTGGATCACATCCAATAATAGCTGGTCAATATATTAGAATTAATACAAATAGTTTGACGTTTACGTGTGCAATGGATAACCATGCAACAAATCATACATATCCAAGAGCATCAGGCTCGAATGCACCAGGTGGGGCTGACTATGCCTATAATGAACCAGTTTTAGTTACAGGAATAAGTGCAGATTCAATTACTGTAAACGTAGGAACATCAACTAATACAACAGCACATACTTTTGTAAGTGCTACTACAGGTGCAGTTACAAGATCAAAACAAAGCCCAGTTGTTACTACACAATTTACAGATGGAAATCTTTCTGAATCAAATGCGGCAAGTAGAATAGTAACATTGTCAAATATTATTGCTGATGTAAAAGAATTTGGTTTAGATAATTTACCAACATTAGAAAAAAATGAAGTATCTAGCTTAAAAGTTGTTAATCCAGGTGGACAAGTTAATCATGAAGATATTTTATTAATTACAAACACTACAAGAAATACTGTATTATACAATTTTGCAGATGCAAGTCTTGGATGTACAGTTGAATATGAAAAAGAAACTGATGATGATTTTGAAACATTCTTACAAGGTGCTGATACTGTAACTACAATATTTTTAAATGCTGATACTAGTACACACGCATTAGATGATGCAGTATCAATTTTTATAGAAGACTTATATCTTAAAACAAGACCATTTGATTTTGGTACTGATTCAGTTGAAAGATTTAGAGTTTCGGCACCAAAATCAATGATAGATGCTGACTTTGAATATGGTCTTCAGCCAACCAAGTGGCAAGCGATTGCAACACAAAGAGGTTATCCATCAATTTACGAGGTACCGGGAACAGATATAGATGTCGCATCAGTAACAACTGACGCATCAACTGGAACAAATGGAATTGGTGCATCATTAATAACTGTAACAACAGTTGGTCCTCACTCCATGTTAGCTGGAGGTCCATTAACTATTACCGGTTTTTCAGGATCAGGAGTAGAAGGGGCAGGTAGAGCACAAGGTTCATTTGTTGTAAATACTATAACATCTAATAAAATTTTTAATTACTATGCAAAAGCAAAAGTAGGAACATCAAACTTACAGCTCATATCAACTAAATTTACTCAAATGCGTAAAGGTGCATTTTATACTGGAGCAGATTTAGGAGAACCATCGTTTTCTGTTGTAACTCAAGGATCAAGTGGATCAATTGCAACTTCATTAAAAGTATTATCAGGACAAACAATTGTTCCATTTACTGGAACAGCTCCTCCAACAGGAGCACCAGTTACAGGAACAGGTATCGCAACTGGTACACAAATTACAGCAATTATAGGTTCCGGTGGAGCTTTAATTAGTCCAAAAATTAAAGGAGATTATGCTCCAGGTGTAACTCAAGTTGAAGTCGTAGATGCGGCAGGTATTTTACAAAATTCTGTAATGGACAGAGGTGATGGGTTTGGTGCAAATATTATAAACATTAATGGAATGGTTTTAACTTTATCAAGTCCTTTACAATCAAGTTTAATAGGTGATCAAACAGTTTATCAAAATGTTGCTGGATTAAACAGATCACCAAATGGTTCAGGTGCAACTTGGAATGTAAGTTGGACTGGTGGAACTTATACTGTTGCAATATCTGTAACTGGATTAAATTATCAAGTAGGTGATGCAATAACAATTCTTGGAACGGCTTTAAGTGCATCAACACCAGCAAACGATTTAACAATTAATGTAGATAGTGTAGATACTGCAGGAGAAATTCTTTCTTTCAGTTATTCAGGATCTTCATTTGACGGAACAGGATCGGTAACAGGCGCAACTGGTAGTGTACCAGGTGGCGTAGGAACAGACGGAACATTTAATATTACTAAAACAGGTGGAACATATACAGTAGCATTGGCAAGTAAAACATATACAGATATAGCTCCACAATACGCAGGCGGTGGTGGTGCTGGATCTATTTGGGACGTAACAATATTGAATAATACTTTTAGTGCCGTTACAATGACAAGCGGTGGAACTGGTTTCATTGTTAATGATTCATTAAGATTTGCAGGAACAGAATTTGATGGAACTGGAGATGCTAATGAATTATTAATTAGAGTTACTGGTGAAAGTTCAGGAGTAATAACAGGTCATTTATCTGCAGGTACGGCTCCTGATGCAGTAGTAATGTATACTGCACCAGCATTTACCACAAGTGGTTCAGGTACATTAGCACAATTTAACGTAACAAGAACAGGTACAACTTATTCAGCAGTTATAACAGGATTAGGAACAAATTACGCACAAAATGATACTATAACAATTGATGGTGGTAATTTAGGTGGTGCGTCAACAACAAATGATTGTACATTAACAGTCGCATCTGTAGACGGTTCAGGTGGAATAACAAGTGTTACACCTACAGGTACAGCCGTAAACACAAAATCGTGGACTGGATTAACATCAGCTAACAACTATGTAGGTTCAGGAGTTAAATTTAGTATTACTAATCCAGTTGGTGCCAGCTACAGTAATATTACAGCAACGTCAATTGGAGAACATTATACATTAGGTCAAGAATTAAAAATATTAGGAACAACATTAGGTGGTTTAACACCTACACATGATTTAACAATTACATTGGCTACAGCATTAGGAGCCAATGATTCAGTTGTACAAGGCAACTGGACAACTACTGGTAATGCTGTACCAGGTCCTGAATCATTAGCTTATGTAGTAAATGATATGTTAGAAGTTTCTGGTTCGGCTTTGGGCGGAATTAATACGACCAATGATGCATACGTTAGAGTGTCTAGCGTAGACGCAGACGGGTCTATTACAGGATTAGCTGTTAGTGGAACAGGAACAGATGCTGACGTAACATATACGGCAATACCAGAATGGGATGGTTCAACGATACCAGGATGGACTACAAACCAATCAGGTACAGGAGCAACATTTACAATTCAAAGAATAGGAACAGCTTATACAGCCACAGTAGTAGCGGCAGGAACAGGATTTGTAGGAACAGAACAAATAACAATTTTAGGAACACACTTAGGTGGTGCAACAGCCGCCAATGACGCTTCATTTACTATTTCAACAGTTGACGGTGGCGGTGGTATTACAGCCATTAGTGCAGTAACAGGAACCGCGGCTAATACTCAAACATTTACAAATTCACCTACAACAAAAAGAGTAGGTCAAGGTGAAGCATTTGACGTAGCAATATCAGGTGGAAATTATACAATATCTTCAATAGCTCAAGCAGGTTCAAATTTCTGGGTAGGACAAATAGTTAAAATTCCAGGAACATCATTATATGGTGCATCACCTGGAAATGATTTATCAGCAGAAATTACATCAATAGATGCAGTAGCAACAGGAGGAATTACAGGCGTAACTGTTACTGGAAGTGCTAACACAGGTACTGGTGCTGTAGGAACATTAATAACTGGAGGTAATAGAGCTCAAGCTGGTGTTGGAGGAGTATTCTATATAACTAGATCATACACAAACGATTCATCAACTACATATACAGAAGCAACAGTTTCTAGTTTAGGAACAGATTATAATGTAGGAGATCAAATTGTAGTTTCCGGTTCAAGTTTAGGTGGAGGAACACCTACGCATGATTGCAGTATTACTGTTCAAGCTGTAAATTCATTTGGTGGTATAACACAATGTACTCACTCAGGTAGTGCAGTAACAGGAACAGGAGTAACAGTTTATTCATCTATTACTATATCAGATGCAACTACACAGACTTTACCTTCTTCATCTACAATAACTTATAGTGCGATAGCAACTATGCAAGTACAATTTTTAACACCACACGGTTTAGTTCCAGGAGATGGTTTCTTAGTAACTATTGGATCTGATGATGGAAGTAATAATCACTTATTAGCATCAGGACCATTCCTTGTTACAGAACTTCCAGCAACTAATCAATTAAGATTCCAAGCTAGAGCTCCAGGACAAATTACAGATCTTAACTGGTCTGGATTCGTATATGTTAGACCAGATTCATTCTTCATACATAGACCATTTGATGGAGGTGTACAATTAGGAACAGGTGGACCACAACACGGTGCACAGGCAATAAGACAATCTAAAAAATATATTAGATATCAATCAGGTAAAGGTGTAATGTATACAACGGGTGCCTTGTTTGCTCCTTCATATGATATTTTAAATGTCGTAGCAGAAGGTAAATCACTTGGTTCAGTTATATCAGTTACTACAGATGAAGTTGACCACGGTTTACAAGTTGGTGCAATTATAACAATAATTGGAATAGCACAACAAGAATTTAATGATGATTATACAGTAACTCAAATAGTAAATGAAAGAACATTTAAAATTACTGCTCAAAGTACTTTAAGTATGTTAACTCCAGAATTTAAAACCCAACCACAATTATCATTAAAAAAATGGAATGGTGCAACTGTAAGATCAGGAATCTTTGATGATCAAAATGGTATTTTCTGGGAATATGATGGTGTAAACTTAAATGTTGTACAAAGATCAGCTACATTACAATTAGCAGGAACAATTGAAGTAAATCCTGATTCTAATGCAATTACAGGTACAGGAACAAGATTTAGAGAACAATTAAAAGCTGGTGATAGAATAGTAATAAGAGGTATGACTCACGTTGTATCTAGTGTTACGGATAATGTAACAATGAATGTTACTCCAGATTATAGAGGAGTTAATGCTTCATCTGGTGTTAAAAGTTGTTTAGTATTTAATAAAAAAGTTAAACAAGATAACTGGAATTTAGACCCTGTCAATGGAACTGGGCCTAGTGGATATGATTTAAATGTATCTAAGATGCAGATGATCGGTTTACAAATGACCTGGTATGGAGCAGGATTTATTGACTTTATGACTAGAGGTGGTGATGGTAACTTTATCTTCGCACACAGAATGAGAAATTCTAACGTCAATACAGAAGCATATATGAGAACAGGTAACCTAGCTGTGCGTTATGAAGTTACAAATGAAGGTCCTAATGGTAAACTTTCAGATAATTTAACAACAACTGGTACTGAAATTAGATTAGTAGATGCTTCTTTCTTTCCACCAAATGGCGGAACGCTTTATATAGACAATGAAATTATAACATACACAGGTATTACTGGTAATAAATTAACAGGTGTTACTAGAGCAACTCAATTAACTAACTTTTCTGCAGGAGCTACCAGATCATATACAGCAGGAGTGGCGGCTGAACACTTTAGAAATACAGGAGTTGTATTAATTAGTAACTCGGCAAGTCCAATTATATCTCACTGGGGATCATCTTACATAACAGATGGTAACTTTGATGAAGAACGTGGATATTTGTTTAGTTATGCGGCAACGAATATAGAATTAGAAACTATTAAAAAAACTGTGTTCCTAATAAGATTAGCACCATCAGTTGCTAACGCTTTAACAGGAGACCTTGGAGATAGAGACTTGCTTAACAGAGCCCAGTTGCTACTTGAAGGTATAGAAATTACAACAGAACCTGAAGCTAGTAATCCAGGTTCAATGGTCGTACAAGGAGTGCTTAATCCTCAAAACTATCCATTAGATCCAAGTGATATAGGTTGGGCGGGACTGTCAGGAACTGCACAAGGTGGTCAACCATCGTTTGCTCAAATAGCGGCAGGTGGTTCGGTTAACTGGAACGGTGGAGCTACTCAAACTACACAAACAGCGGCAACATCGGCGGCAATTCAAACTACTGTAACAAATAACTGGTGGAACATGGGTTCTTGGTATAATAATTATTCATACTGGTTAAAAGAAGATGGCCCAGGTAACAATAATGGTTTTGATGGCAGAAATATTAAAGTAGGAGATTCAGTAAGTGGTGGTAGTTTCCCAGCAGGCACAGTTATTACAGAGCTTTATGAATATTCTTATTACTTCCTAGCATACTACAGTAATAATCACGGTGGTATCCCAATGGCAACAACTATTACGTTTTCTATGGGAGGTACATTAACTAATACTAACTTCTTGTACATGGATCCAACTTCATGGGAATCTTCAAATGCCACACAAGGTACAGAATTACAAGACGCTAATTTTCCAGCTAATACATCTGTTATTAGTGTGGACCCATTAGAAAGATATGGTCCAGTTGCTACTGGTACAACTTATTATAAAGTAACGTTTTCACAAACATCAACCGGGGCTATTGCCGCAGGTGCAAATGTAACGTTCTTATTTGGTAATCCACCATATGCACAACCAGGTGAAACGATCTTTTCATTCGTTGCACAACCGGGTGAAAGAGCAACATTATCTCTTGCTCCGATCAAGGAATTGACTAATACTACATTAGGTGGAAGAGGAACATTTCCTAATGGTCCAGATGTGTTAGCAATTAACGTATATAGAACATCAGGTTCTGGAGCAATTAACGGTACAGTTACACTGCGTTGGTCAGAAGCTCAAGCGTAATTATTTCTTTTCAGGATTGTCTTTTTTGGATTGGCTATCGCCTTTTATAACTCTATAATTATCTTCAGAATGATCAGGTGTACTAACTTCGGATACGCTACCATGATCAGATACTAATTCTAATTGATGAGGCATTAATGGTGGATTGTACCAAGTTTCACCTTCTTTAAATTCTTTAGTATATAAGGTTGCATCTTTAGTATCAATCCAATGTAATTTGAATACTCCACTATTACAAAACCAAGTTTCATCTTTGTCTTTATGAAAATGCATACTAAATTTTGCACCTTTTTTAGTAAACACCATAATTTTTCCACAGTATTTGTCGCTGGATGCCCATATTAATTCATAGCCCCAACCCATTTCTCTTTTACCTAGTTTATTGATCATCGATAAATTCCTTAACTGTTTTCCAATTAATGTCTATATGTTTATTTAATTTTGTTAAATCGGCGCAAGTATAAGTTTGATATTGTTTGCTTAAATTTATTGGCATAGGTATTGTTTCTAATTTGGCATTATATTTTTCAGCAATAATTTTAGCTATTCTTAAAAAACTAGTAGACTTACCAGTACCTACATTAAAAATACCACTTGTATCTGTTGTTAACATTTGTTCATGTACTTTACATATATCACTTACACAAATAAAATCTCTCATATAATTTTCACTATTTTCAAAAACTTTAATTACTTTATTTTCTTTAGCTTGTTTTGTAAATTTAGTTATAGGTGACGCCTGATCTTTTTTATCTTCTTCATGAGGACCATACACATTAAAATATCTAAATCCTTGAACAAGAATTTGAAATCCATCTTTATCTACAGATTCTACAAAACGATCAAAGAAATATTTGCTCCATGCATAAGCATTCATAGGATAAACAGGACCTTCTTCATTAAAATTTCCTGTAGTTCCATATACACTAGCAGAGCTGGCGTATTGAAAATTTGTTCCCATAGTATCACATAATTGTAACAACCTCATACTAAAGTCATAATTTTGTTTCATTATTTTGTTTACATTTGTTTCAGTAGTTTTAGAAATTGCTCCTAAATGAATTATCCAATCATATTTTGATGGATCTGGGAAAGAATTTTCTATATAATCATAACCTTCTACAGTATGTCCTTTAGTTTGTAAATATGCAAACAAATTACGTCCTATAAATCCTTTATATCCTGTTATTAAAATATTCATTAGTATCCGTCTGTTTGCCAATCTCTAGTTAATTTACATATTTCTTCTGGTATAACCAAATAAGAATATTTGCTATCTGGAACTGGCACAAAATTAATATTAATTGCTATTCTAACTTTTTCATCTGTACAAGTAGAACCTGAATGATTTAGATAGCTAGGAAAAATAACCATTGAATTTGCAACACTAGGTGTTTGTACACCATTTTTAAATTCAGTATATCCATTATTAGTATTAACATAAAATAATGCTGTAAGTGAACAAGGATGAATAGTATCTACATGGTATCCGTGAACAACTACTTTATCTGTTTTTGGAATAAGATTAGCTTTAATTCTAACAAAGTTTATTGGATTTAAAACTGCAAAAATTGGCATTAAAATATCCCAATTTTGTTCTGGAGTAACAATTCGACTATGTTCTTGGAATTGATGTACAAATTGTTGTTGATATTCTGATGAACCTGGTGTTGCAGTAGCCTCACCTACAACATAATCATAATAATACCAAGGAAAACTTTTATCCATTATTCTATTTCTTAATTTTTCAAAATCTTCAGTACTTAATACATTGTTAAGTGTTATAATTTTATCTTTATCTTTCATTTTTAATTTTTTCTATTATGTCACTTGTAGAATGTCCTTCTATTCTTGAAAAGATTTTAACTTCTGCAAGTTCATTACCTATTGTTGTTTCTACAGTCCAATCACCACCTTTTACTATAATATCTGGCATAACTTCTTTCATAAGTTTATATGGATTATCTTCTTCAAAAACTTTAACTTCATCTACCCATGGTAGCATTTCCAATTGTTTTTTTCTTTTATCAACATCATTAATAGGTCTATCTGGACCTTTTATTTTTTTAACACTATCGTCACTATTGATACCAACAATTAATTTTTTACCTAAACTTTTTGCATATTTTAATAATTCTAAATGACCTATATGTAAAATATCAAATACTCCATTAGTAAAAATAACACCTTTTTGTAAATCATTTAAAGTAACAGGTACAACACCTCTTTGTTCTACATTTCTAGCAGAAGCCATACACGCCAATTTACAACATTCAAATATATTAATATCTTTGGATATACCATAGGCTAATACACTTAAAAATGTATCTCCTGCGCCTGTAACATCAGCAACATCTTTTGCTTTTTCTTTTAATAATTGATATTCACCTGTAGTACATAATACATGAGCACCATTACTACCATCAGTAACTATTAACCATGTCCATTGATGTTCTCGCATAAATTTAAGAGCATCACTAATAGAAAATACACCATTCCATTCTTTATATTCTTTCATATTTGGTTTAACAATATATGCTCCATCATAGGTATCTGCACTTTGTTTTGGATCAACTATTACGTATTTTGTTTTTTCTAACAATTTAGATATTGTATCTTTTTTAATAACACCTTTATTGTAATCACTAACAATTGCTATATCATTTTCATTACAATCAATTGTAATTTCATTAGAATAATTTTCTTCTTTGTCTAATCTTAAAACGTGTTTACCACCTTGACCTATTATTCTTGTTTTAATAGTTGTAATAGAATGGTTATAATTTAATTTAGGATGTATATCTTTATTCAAAAATAATTTTATTAATTTTTTACCTGCTTCATCTTGCCCTACTGCACCATATAATTCGCAAGGTACTTTTAAATTTGCAATATTAACTGCAACATTTCCAGCACCGCCTATACTATATCTTTTATTATGTTCTTTTAAAACTAATACAGGACCTTCAGGTGAAACTCTGTTAGCTTGACCTTCTATCCATACATCTAGCATAATATCGCCTATTATTTTAATCATGTTATAAATTTAATCATTTTAAAAACTGTTTCTAATTTTGTTTGATTAGTTTTATTTTGTAGAGTTTTTCTTAATCCTTGGTGCAAAGGCTTTGGCCATCTACCAAAAGATACCCATGAATATCCATCGTGTTCATTGTTTAATTTAGGTATAAATTCATTTTTAACTAAACAGAGATATGTATGGTACAAGAAATTTTCATCATTACTAATAAAAGTTTCCATTGGAATTGTTTTAACAATTTTTTGATCACCAATCTCTTCTTTAATTTCTCTTTTTAAACCTTCCCACGCATTAGAATCAGTAGTGGTTGTACCACCAACTAAACCCCAAACATGGTTTTGTTTGCTTTGTGTTCTATGTAATAATAAAAAACGTTGAGTGTCTAAAGTATAGAAAAGTGCTCCGCAACCAATTATTCTCTGGGTCATGTAAATAATTATCTTAAAGAGAGATGTTCCAGGTTCCTTTACGATATTCGCCTTCGAAACTTAATAACCAATTTGCGCCATCCCATTTATATTGAATGCCTGTATTAAGGTTGGTAATGTAGGTAGGTGTAAATGCTGTTGAATCTTCTAAATTATTAGCACTTGCATTAAAAATTATTGTCCAATCTGTTCCATTCCATTCTATAATATCATTTTCTTCTGCTACAAAGTCTCCTGCATTTCCTTTCCATGCATCTGGACCGTCTTGATTTCCTGCATCTCCTACAGGTCCTAATAACAATAATCTTTGACCTGCTACTCTTGTAGTTAATGGATTATAAGTTGATGGATCTACTATAAAATCTACTGTACCTTTTGCATCTGCATATCCTTGAATAACAGAATCAGTAGGAATAGAATCTGTGTCCCAATTTATAATTAATTGATTTTCATTTAAAGTGTTTACTGCAAACGTTCCAACAATTCTTGTACTAACATCTTTTCTATTCAAATATATTGTACTAATTCCTGCTTTATAATCACCAGGTAATCTTTCTAATAAAGAATTCCAATTCATATTTCCTACAACACCTTTTTGTATTATTTGTGCAATATTATTCATTACAAGTATATCATACTGAATACCTGTAGTTCCTATAACACTATCTACATCTGGTTTATAAGCAACACTAGTATCAATTTTACCGTCAGCTGTTTTAACAATATCTGATTTAATACTTTTAGAGTAATCATCTTGGTATGCTTGTAATTCAGGCATAGACTGACTAAGGTCAATGTTACCTGTTTTTTCATTGTATATACTAGTAATAATTTGAGTTACTACTCCTAATTTTTTAACTTTAGTTGGTGGACTTATCCAAATAGGTGTTGTAAATCCTAAAGTAGCTACATCTATTTCACTCTCAGTTCCTGTTGGAATTGTTCTTCCACTAAATTGCACACTTGTTAAATCCACTACACTTAAACTAGTCCAATCAATATAATTGTCTGTAGTTTGTATTTCTAAACTTGGATTGAATAACATCATAACTTGTTCTAAAATTTGTAATTTTTGTTCTGTGTTTGTAGACCATATATCACAACTTACTCCTAATGTATAAGGCGTAGGCATTAATCTTTCAACAGTATAATTTGCTCCTTGAACATTTAAATATTCTTTTCCTGATTCATCATATTGTCTTTCTCTTACATGAATTTTGCTAACGTAAGTAGCATCTGCTAATCTATCTCTAGCCATTTCTAAATTAGTAATGTATATTGCCATTCTTGGAGCTGATGGAATTTTATTTTCTGAATTATCTCTAATAATATGAGCAACTTGTCTAGTCATATCACCGTACATAACAGGTATTTGTTTTAAAACACCATCGCCATCTTTATAGCTAAAATTACTCATTAGTCTAACAATTTGAGTTATGTATCGTCTAATTTGTCCGTCGTAAAAAAATTGCATTATTTCTTCTCTGTTTTTTCTAGTTTAGATGGATAATTTTTTTTCACTGGCTCATAAAAAGTTCTAACTTTACCCATCCAATTTCGAGTAACTTTTTTAAGTCCTACTGCTTTTTCTGTACCAGGTATAGGTATTCCAAAAAATTCTTTAATTCTCATTAACTATCCGCCTTAGGTTTAAGTGCTTTAGACAAACTTTGTCTTTCAGGTACTGATTTTCCACCTATTGTATTAGTTGCTGTATTATTAACAAAACCTGTCTTCATAGTATTTCTTGCATCTGTATTTGTTAATGTCATACGTAATGAATCTTCCATTTTAACCCATCTTCCACCATCAAATCTAAATAATCTATTTGGTAAAAAGTCAGTTCTTAAATAATAATCACCTTTAATAGAACCTGTTGGGAAAGTAATTCCATGACCAAATACTTCACCATTGGGTGCAAGTCCATCACCTAACAAGTACCCATCATATCCTTCTCTTTCAGGTGTTTGATGTACTCTGTCTGCTAATTCGTTTTGTGTACTAGCATCTAATGTACTAGTATCTGTTGTAACAAGTTCGTTTCTACCTTGTTTATCTACTTGTAATGTATATAAATGACTAGTTTCATAACCACTTTTTTTAGTATCTGCTTCTGCTTGAGCAACAACTGCCTCATTAATTTGCATTTCTTTTTCATAAGTGGATAATACATCTCTTAATGTTTGACTTGATCCTTCTTCTGCAGGCAAATCTAGTATGCCTTTAAATTCTTGACTGTCTACTATTTGTTTTAATTTTACTCTATATAAATGAGGATACCACGATACACTAAATCCTTCTGCCGCCCTGCTTATATCTTCTACTACATAGTATCTTTTTAATGCTAAATTAAAATCATTTAAGGCGTGTTCATCTTTAAGATGTGGTAATTCGAATACATCTCCTGGCATAACTTTTCTACCTAAAGTTTCTACAGATGTAGATATAGGAATAGTCATAAACAACGTATCATTTTGTAAAAATAATCCAAATTGACTCATATCAAAGTCAATATCTTGTACATTGTAAATGCCTCTTAATTGATAAATGCTAGAATCATATTTTCTGTCCCTGTTTTCAAGGAATAACATATCTTGAATATTTGTTTCTTTAACAGCATTATACCTTGGTTGGCTAGATGTAGCGTCTGCTTCTTCAGGATTCTTAGGCCCAAGGTATTTGTGTACAAATACATCAGTACCACCCACAGTAAACATCTCGTTAACTGTTCTATCTAGAAAAGCGTAATCATGGCCCTTCTCAGGTTTATATAGACTAATTCTTGGCATATGTTATATTTATTCATAGCACGGTCCTTGATAAATATCTATAGAGACATATAAAATGGCAGATTTAGCAACACAGAAGCAAGAAATCTTTGACTACGTATACAATATGCTAGGTGGTGGTATGGTAGAAGTAGAGCTAGATCCACCTCACTATGAGACAGCTTTACAGGATTCACTTGATAGATTTAGACAAAGATCCGACAATTCAGTGGAAGAAAGCTATATGTTTCTACCTACAGTAATAGACCAAAACGCATATACCTTAGGACAAGAAGTAATAGAAGTTAAAAAAATATATAGACGTTCTATTGGTTCTAGAACAGGTGGTGGAGACGGTGGTACACTGTTTGAACCATTTAATTTAGCATATACAAATACCTACTTGTTAGCAAGTACAAATATGGGTGGACTATCAACTTATAACTTGTTTACACAATATCAAGAACTTGTAGGAAGAATGTTTGGTAGCTTTATTGAATTTAAATGGAATACAACTACTAAAGAATTAACATTATTACAAAGACCTAGAGCGGCAGAAGAAATTCTATTATATTGCTATAATTATAGACCTACTACAGAATTATTAAATGATTATCTTGCTAAAGAATGGCTTAAAAGATATACTCTAGCATTATGTAAAATGACACTAGGACAAGCAAGATCTAAATTTGCCACAATAGCAGGGCCACAAGGCGGCGCCGCTTTAAATGGTACATCACTTATCCAAGAAGCACAATCCGAAATAGAAAAACTTGACGAAGAACTAAAACTACAAGTTGCTGGCGGTCAAGGATACCACTTCACAATTGGCTAATAATAACATTTGACATTATAGCTATTATCCGTTATAGTATTAAAATGATTATCGGTATTTGTGGATTAATGGGTAGTGGTAAAGATACAATAGCTAATAACCTTATTCAAAAACATCAATTTAAAAAAATCTCATTCGCAGACAAATTAAAAGAGTCTGTTGCTACAATGTTTGATTGGGACAAAACTATGCTTGACGGTCAAACAGATGAAAGTAGACATTGGCGTGAACAACCAGATGAATATTGGTCTAAAGAAGTAGGTAAATCTATTACTCCAAGATTTGTATTACAAAAATTCGGTACAGAATGTATGCGTGATAATTTTTATGACGGTATATGGGTTAGTATGACTAAAAAGAAAATTTTAGATAATCCTAATACTAACTGGGTTGTTCCTGATGTTAGATTTGAAAACGAAGTTAAAATGATTAAAAGTATTGGTGGTCAAGTATGGTGGGTAAAAAGAGGTGAATTACCTACATGGTTTAGAGTTTATCAAGACATAGGTGTTGAACCTAAAGACGTACATCCTAGTGAATGGTCTTGGGCAAAAGCAGACTTTGATAAAATTTTAGATAATAATTCTACGGTAGATAGTCTTAAAAATCAGGTACAAGATCACCTTGTTTCCACTTAAATCCTTCTTTATGTAATGTTCTTTGACAGTTGGCGCATACTGTTTTAAGATTTTTAAAGTTACAATTATTCATATGTCCATCAATATGAAACACATTAAATTGTTCTGAAGAGTCACTTTTATACCCACATTTATCGCATTTTTCTTTCATACGATAACCAGCATTATGCCATTTAGGCATACCATGATTGGCTCCACCATATCTAATACAAGCTTCGCATTTACTTCTATAAAAGATTATATCCTTCTTATGATAGTTAATTGCACATGGATACTTGTTACAAACTTTACATAAAGGTCTCATATAGCTTATTTACCTGCCCTTTTCTGGCCCTTTTCATTTAGTAATTATAACCCGTCTTTTATGTATTAAGCATAAATAACGCTAACAAAGGAATTATAAGCAGGAGATTATAAAATGGCATTAGTTTCACCAGGAGTACAAGTAAGCGTAATAGACGAAAGTTTCTATACACCGGCCGAACCAGGCACGGTGCCAATGATATTTGTGGTAACAGCACAAGATAAAACTTCAAGTTCAGGTACAGGTACAGCAACAGGTACATTAGCCGCAAACAACGGTAAAGTTTACCTAATGACGTCTCAAAGAGAATTAGCTGAAACATTTGGTGATCCAGTATTCAAAAAAGATGCTAACAATAATCCTATACACGGTGGTGAATTAAACGAATACGGTTTACAAGCGGCTTACTCATACTTAGGTGTAGCCAACAGAGCATACGTGGTAAGAGCGGCAATTGACACAGGTCAACTAGAAGCAAGTGCTACAATGGCAACTGCAGATCCTGAATCAGGAACTTACTGGTTAGATACTGCAAGTACAGATCAAGGTTTGTTTTCTTGGAACAGTAATGCGTCATCTACTACAGGTGGTCAAACATACACAAAAATTTATCCAACAGTATTAACTGATACTACACATCTTTCAGGTGCGGCAGGTTCAATTCCTAAAACTTCATTTGGTGCAGTAGGTGATTATGTTGTTAATTCTACAACTTCGTACGATGATCTTTATTTCAAAAGATATGATAATTCTTGGGTTAATGTAGGAACAGCGGCTTGGAAAAAAGCCAATGCTACAGTAACA